CCGCAGGCGGCCTTGACCTGCTCCATAGACCGCCCCCCGGCCTCCACCAGGGCGGTGCGGGTGATGTCCGCCCTGGTGATGACCGCTATGTACTTACTCATGGTCTTCGGACTTCTCGCCGTTGATGGGGCCGGGGTCGGCGGCGTTCTCCATCAGCTCAACCATGCCCTGATAGTCCTTTGCGTTCCACAGGGCGGCCAGGGCCTTAACGTTAGCCTGACGCTTTCTGACCCAGACGTTAAACGCGTCATTCTCCTCGGCCAGATCTGCATCAGCGCCCAGGGCATCCCAGTCAGGCCGGAAAGCCACAGGCAGATTTTCCGCGCCGATGTCCACCGCCTCACTGTGTCGAATGTTGTTCTGCACCATGCTGCCGCCTACGCCCAGATCTACATCGTTAGCGTTGGCGATCGCGTAGCAGGCGGGGGTGAGCTCGTTCCAGTTGATGTTTTTCATAATAAGCTCCCTTTCTTTTATCCGGCGGTTTCGCCGTTGATTACTGTCTCACTTCCGGGGCAAGCAGCCCGGCCAGCTCTTGGTACTCCTCCGGGGTGAGCCGGTCGGCGGCCAGGTAGACATCCATCTTGTCCTGGAGGCCGTCGGTTCGGTTCTTCTGGATGAGCAGCTTGCAAAGGTTGTATACGGTTGTCATGGCGTCTCCTTTCTCATGTGGCAGCGGTGAGTTCCAGCATGCACAGCCGCGCCTCGTGCTCGGACAGCATGTCCAGAGTGATGTCCTCTGCGAGGGGCGGCTTGGGTTCCTGCTCGGGCTCTGGGGGCCGCTCGGTGGGGGTGATGCCCACCAGCCTGCCCTCATCAATCTGGAGGTCACACCAGCCATAGGTCGCCCACACCGCGTCATGGAGGTGGGCGGGTACCTCTATGTAGCCCTCCAGCCAGCAGGCGCGCCGCCCGCTCTGGCTCTGGATCGGGTGCTGGCCGGTTTCCAGCGGGTCAATTTGGATGATGGTCATATTTAATTCACCTCTTATTTCTAAACTATGGCATAGTAGTGATATACAACTTGAGATAAATTAAGCTGCACAGTTGCTGCATCAGATGGAGTATAGTCATAATACCAACTGAAAGTTTTTCCATCCGCTGATTTTTTACCGTAAGAATCTCTTGAGTTGCTAGAGTAGCAAAAACCAAAGCCTCTTGTATACTCAGTAGGGATAATGCTGCCGGGAATAATGACAGAAGTGTCGCCATTACCAGAATTGTCGATACTTTGATACGAATCTGGCCGTTGCATGCCATAAATACAGAGTATTTTAAAGGGTTCGGCTAAGGTTATTTGATTAGGGTTGCTTTTACCTGTTTTTCCTGTCCCCACATAGCTCCCCAAAATAACCCTCGCCCCCGCGTGCTCGTCCACATAGCGCTTGTTGACGGCGTGGTTTTCATTCGTCGGAGGCCCGCTTAAAGTAATCGCCCCTGCCATCGTGCCGCCAGCCAACGGCAAGAATGGAGCACTTTGCATACCAGCCAGAGCGGTGTTAAACTCCTCTTCGGTTCCGGTATATCCTTTCTCTTTTGCCGCCTGATAGGCGGACTTTCCAGGTGCACCATCCTTGCCGTCTGCCCCTGGAGCTCCGTCCTTGCCAGGCAGGCCCACCCCGGCAACTTTTTTGCCGTTTACAACGATAGCCATGTGCTACACCTCCACCCATTGCCACATGCCGATGCTGGCGACCGCGGTGGTGTACTTGTCAAAGTCGATTCTTTTCATACTGATTCGTCACTTCCTCTTTCTTAGAAGGCTTGCCTATTCTCTTCCAGGATGCTATAATGACTTCGCGGACCAACATTTTTACCCCCTCACCTTTCATTGGTCCATGCCACCCCCTCCGATGGGGGTGGCTTTTTATGTCTCCAAGAAGGTGGTGCGTGTAGTTATCTACTTTAGTTGATGCTCCCGCCGCTGTGCATACCACCTGAGCTAGAAATCAGAAAATCTCCTGTTATTCGGTATGTCTGGCCGCCGTCAGAGGATGTGCCAAGTGCCTCCGCTCCACCCGCTACAGCGATTCTCCCTCCTGCCGGTAGGGGGGTAATTAAGAGAATCGCCCCTTTAGGGCAGCGCATATTCCCAATCTCAGGGAGGTCGCTCCCCTCTAGCGACAGATAGTAGGTCTTACCCGTTGGGTAGGCTAATGGCCCATCTACCCGTACTGGGTGGCCCAGCTTACAGGTAACCTGTACGTCACCGTCCGATACCGCCAAAGCATTCGGCGGGGTGAGGCACGTGATACACCCCGCATATTGACGAAATGAGAGCCCCGCGGCCACAGTCCCCCCCTGCGCCTCAATTGCTTTCCGAATTGCCTCTTTCGTCTCCTGTAAATAGGTTAGCTTATCCGCAGCAGTGCCCACATCACACCACCTCCCCGTTGATGGCATCCAGCATGGCATTGATGTCACCAACCAAGCCATCCACATACTTCTTGTTGGCGGCGTGGTTTTCGCTGGTCGGCAGCCCGCTTAAAGTGAGCAGACCCGTCATTGTCCCGCCAGTCAAAGGGAGGTATTCGCCTCCGCCCTTCCCCGCCAGCTCATCTATGGCCTCTTGTACGTTGGTAGCCTCCAGGCCGCTGCCCATGTTGCTGTAGCCCACCTGTTCGGCGGAGATGCCGCCGCCCTCTCCGTCTTCTGTCACCTCAATGGTGTAGGGGCCGTCGCCCAGGCTCTCCCCCATCTGCATTGTGCCGCCGCCGGGAACAGTGACGGCATTTTCGGCATTCGGGGCATCTCCCCATTCGGTTCCGTCTTCTGTTTTGGTAAGAACCTGGCCCGCCTTGCCGCCGTTCGGCTCGGCCACGGCCCCTACCATTTTCGCGGTATAGTCACCTTTGGCGGGAACCACGGCTCCGCTGCGTCCGTTGAAGGTCGTCACGCCGCCGCCCGCCTGGGGGACTGCATTGCCCTCCTCGTCAAAGCCTACCACCTGGCCCGGGGTGCCCGTCAGTTTGTCCTGCTTGCCTTTTGCTGCATTGTCCGCATATCCGAAGATGTCTTGCGCCTTGCCCTGTGGGTCATATGTAGAAGACTGCATGTCTCCGCTTCCGTCGCCATCCGCACCATTGTAGACAGTGAACTCGTATGAGCTCCCATCGGTCAGCTCAATTGTGTAGGTGTCCGTGGTGCCCGGCGCATGGTTGCCGTCAGTCTGAGAGATGCCCGAAATCCCCACGCCCTCCACGCCGGAAAGATCGGAGAGATAAACCCAGCCAACGCCATCATGCACATAGAGCTTGGAGTTATCCGGGTCATCTACAGTGGAGGCGATGATAACCAGGTCGCCCTCATGCATATTGAGCTTGTCCGCCTCCATAGCCTCCACAGAGGGATAGGATTTCACAATGGAGAGAACAGACTTAATCCCGGTATCGGTATACGCCTGGGTCTCTGCGTTCCATACCCACCAGGTTCCATTCTGCGGCTTCGGCGGTTTTCCGCTGTACTGCTTGGCGGTCTCGGCGCTCGCGCTTGCTTCTTCGGCCTTTGTAGTGGCCGTGCCCGCCGCCGTCTCCGCCCCGCTCTTGGCCGCTTCCGCAGCCCCCTGGGCGGCCTCCGCTTTGCCCTGTGCCGCTTCGGCAGCCGTCCTGGCATCCGCCGCATCCACCGCGTCCTGCGCCGCCGCGGTTGCACTGCCTGCCGCCCCCTGGGCGCTCTGTGCTGCGGCCTCTTGGGACACTGCGGCCTCCGAAGCCGAATCTGCTGCCGCCTGGGCGTTTGCCTCAGTCTGCTCCACATAGACGGAGAGCTCTTCCCGCACACCTTCGGCGGCGTCTTTCGCTGCAACGTCCGCCGCTGCCTCCGCTGCCGTCTTGGCGCTCTCCGCCCCGGCCTGCGCGTCCGCGGCGGCGCCTTGTGCCGTTTCCGCCGCTTTTTGTGCAACCTCTGCCCCACTCTTGGCACTCTCTGCTGCTTCCTGCGCTTCCTCCGCCTGAGTAGCGCTCTCCTGGGCCGCAGATGCACTCTTCGCCGCCGCTTCAGCCGATTTCTGGGAAGCGTTTGCAATATCCTCCACGGACTTCCGGGCGAATCCCTTTATCTGTGCGCCGGTAATATGTCCTGCTGCACCTTGTTGTTCAGCCACAAAAAAAGACTCATCATCAAGGTCTTCGATAAGAGGCAATTCCCCAATCCGTTTATCCGCCATGTTCTCCCTCCTTCCCCGCCTCTGTAACTATAGATTCCGCTGTGTGGATAATACCAAGCAACTGTGTCCAATTGTTTGGCCCAGATACTGTGATCCTAGAGGCTGCTTCTCTAATTGCTACAGCCATTTGAATAATTTTTTGACTATCCATTACAGACCTCCAATGATATCATTCAGAACATCCGAGATGTGAAGAACGTGGTATCCGGTTATCTCGTCCCCCGGATCTACATCCTGTATCCCGGTAGATTGTATGGAACCTATATTGGTCTTGGCCGCGTTGTAAATCTCGGCGGTCAGTGTGTCCCCGGCGGACACCTTGCACCCGGAGGCGGAGGGAAAGCGCCCACTGTCCGTCGTCCAAAACAATCCGTATGCCTCTCGCATCTCCACAATCTTGTCTATGAAGTCGTTCCATACATTGTGATGGAAGTCATCCGCTGCCCGGTTACCCTGTAAAATTTGGTAGGCGTTACGGGTCTGTGTGTCCGTCGCTGCCCCATTGGATGATGTCCATGACCACGGTTCAATTACAATCTCTGGCCTTGTGGTGGCATAGACCGGGGAAGGCATATAAGGGCCGGTTCCGTAGCTGTTCTTGCCATAGTAGTTAATTACATACCTCTGGTTAGGCTCGAGGCTTGTTAGCGTGTAATTTCGCGACGTAGTTTCCACATTTCGGGCAGTAGTCGTGCTGTCTGGCCGATAGGCGATCACATAAGATGTTGCTTTTGAAATGGCTCTCAGCGTTACTTCAATAGTATGGCTGGTAACTTCGCCCACCGTGATGGAACCATAGCTGGTAGGGTTTTGCGCTGCCGACTCGCAGGATGACTGACAGGACTGACAGGAATTTTGGCAGGATGATTCGCATATCTGGCATCCACCCAGGCAGCCGCTACACTGTCCGCACTGTACCACAGTACATTGCCCGTGGCATCCTTGGCTGCAAGTCTCACCACAGGCCATTCCATCTGTCTCACAGGCAATCTCCGTACAGAAGTCGCACATGGGCATGACGTTTGCACCAGTAAGTTCCCCCTTCAGGTATTCCGGTACTTCGATCAGCTCATCTGGCAACATAGATATGCCACCTCTCTAAAAAGCGCTTGTTTCTTGCCTTGCCCAGCCGCTCCATTAGATAGATTGCCTCTCGGAATAGCAGACGGTTCCACCGACAGCAGATGGGGGGCATATGGTGGAAACTCCCCGATCGAATATAGTTGTTGGCCACGCACCCTCCATCACAGATGCGGTTCAGGGGGCATTCATCGCACCCATCCCCTTCAACCTGTGCGCTATCGTATTTCTGCATAAGTCGTCTCCGCGCCTCATCTGCCACCCCAGTATAGATATTTCCAATCACGAATGGATTATCGCCTCGTGAAAAGAACTCCTGACAAGCTAGGATATCTCCATTCAGGTTAATCCCCGCATAGCGCCCAGAACCCAGTCCGCACTTGCCGCAGGCCATACATGAGGTATAGGCGCGGTTTGCCCCCTCTTGGATCGCCTGGTTGTGCAAGAGTATTTTGGGGAAAAACTTTTCAATCTGTGTGAAGTAGATTGGTTCCCATCCATTTTCTAAGCACTCGACATAATGCTCTGAATAGCGCCGAAGTTCCTCCTCCAGTGGCTCAGTGCCGTCCCAATTTGCAAAACTATCCGGCATAGTAAAAAATGTGCGGAAACCAGCTTGTTCTGCAAATATCATATCGTGAAACAAGTCAACTGCGGTCTCCGGTGTTACCGTAGAGCGGAACATCACATCAGGAAAGTATTTCAAAATTAAAGGAAGCTTTTTCCCCAGAATGTCGAAACTGGAGCCGCCATCCTGAAGCGGTCGATTGCGCTCCTGAGTCCGTCTGTCTCCGTCCATGGAAAGCAAGAGCCCTATTCCTTTCTTCCTCATATACTCCGCCCGCTCCTGGTTCAGCAGAGTTCCATTGCTTGTCATAGAAAGGTTATATGCTGGATACCGATCCCGGACATACTCGGTCAGCGGGACTATAATAGCGTCCCACATCAGTAGCGGTTCCCCGCCGAAAAAGTTGATAGACGGAACCCCGTCTCCCGCGTTGGCGGCCAAAAAATCCGCTGCATCTTTCGCTACCTGAAGGGAAATCATATCTGGATGCTGTTCCACAAAACAATAGCGACACGCCAAGTTACATGCATTTGTCAAGTTGAGAAACGCTGAATATATTTTAGGGAGCATTAAGAAAACCTCAGATAAAGTCCTGAAACCTCATTTACGTCATCAAAAGAAACTAATCGTCCATGAAAGGAAACTGATGATGTGGCTTCTACCGACATATACGGACAGTTAAATCGTAATATGTTATAGCCCGTGACAAGGCTCGCAGTATCTGCATTTCCAGAAATAGTTAATACTCGTTCTCCATCTCCGTTCCATACCACCATCCCAGTGTCCAAGAGCCCAATAATTTGTCCACCCATATCATCTACACCGCCAGCATATATCTCTGCACCATAAATTTTGGCACCATAAATGGTGGGAGCCCCTAGCTCATCCGCTGTAATAAATGTTGTTTGTGTCGCCTCTGCTCTTTGTAATGCTCGAAGTACATTGTTGAATGTAACACTTGCATCCGAACCGTCTATACCGTCTCGTCCGTCTGTTCCGACAAATTGGTAAGGCTCTTCCCAAGTTTTTCCCCCATCATATGTATCTCGTCTGTATTTATCTCCTTCTTGCTGCTTATCATGCCATGGTCCATCCGGAGATGTTGAAAACTGGGACTTGTAAGGGAAGGAATCTCCCCAATAAATAGATCCCCCTTGCATGTTGATGTCCCCGCGAAAAATGTATCTTCCACTGGCCGCATCAAAATAGAGTGCTGCCTGTCCATCGTCATTATAAAAGGCCAAAATATCGCTGTTTAAAATAACCCGGCTTTTCTCTGCACCGCTATTATCTGTTTTGGTAATTTCTAATCCGTTTTTTCGAGTAATTTTAGTGCCATAGTAAGAAGTCCCTAGTGTAACTTTTCGTTTTAGTTCTCTACTTTCTGAGCTCAAATAAGGATATTCATGGTTAATTTCCTTTTCCCCTGGAGCAGAGATGTCGGATAAATTCCCTGGGCCAAATTCTATATCCCGATTTGCTATCATTCCGTAAAAACCGTCAACCGTTACTCCATCCCCCAGTTCCGCTTCTGGAACTAGGCTTGAGCCAGGGGCCGAAAATCCTTGATACACAAATCCTTTTGCTGCATTCAAAATATTATCTGCCATCTTCTGTGTAGCTGATGGGCAAAACAATTCTATTGTGTATCCTGTATCATCTCCAGCTTCGAATGCATTTTCATCATCCCAAAACAGCCGGATTTTACTAACTGGAGGAGTTTTTTCATATTTTAAAAAAGAAGATGCTTTTTGGCCTACATAATACTTGTTATTCATACCAAAATTCTATCCTCTCCAAACACTATGGCACTTCCGCTGTCTTCTATTAAATAATATGTCTCTGGAGGCATTGCAGTAAAAAGCGGAATTAGCAACAATTTCCCGTCCGCCGTAATAATCCAATTCCCTGCGTGGGCTGCTGCTATATGGCATAAAATTTCTCGCATTGTATAATCGTTTGGATATTCAACCACATAACCTTCATTGATAACTGTTCTACTATCAATTTCTACATCTATACGGCTTGCTATATCCGCAACAAGCGCTTTCATCCCCCTTGGCCATTCACCCACATCTTCACTAATCAAGTAAGTTTGTTCGGTTTTCAGCATGGAGTCATAGGCAATGAGATTTTTCCACTGTCTATCTTCACTCCTTACATCAACAAAAAATATACCTAGCTTATGCCAATCTTTTTCTCCTTCTTCTCTACAGAATGGTACAATTTTTGCCATTCTGGGAGGTTCCTCTTTAGGAATAAATGTAATGTGGAACTCAGCAGGCATTGCATTCCCCGCTCCAAAATACTCGAATAACGGCTGCTTTATATTTGCGCTTTTAATGCTATCCATTCCATACATTATTCCGCCAATTTCTACTTGATACTCGTATGGCATATATTACTCCTCAATCAGTGGGAATGTGATCCCTCCCCATAGTTCATCTCCGTTCCTCTGCTTCATTTGAAACGTAGCCGGGTTGTTATTGGAATACATTTTTCTTGTTGCAATGCTGTTTGTTTGAGGGTCTGTATATCGAACCGATACCCATTCCGGCATAATTGCCGTTAAGACTTTACTTGTTTCGGCGGCATTGAGCGGACGGCAGGTAATATCCAGCCGCCGCTTTGTTGCCACCCGATTCCTTCTGAGTTTGCCATCCAAAGTACGACCCGCTCCTTCCCCGTCCACGTCAGACCGTTGCCACTTAACTCCTCCAAATGAAATGTAAGGGACAATATCAAACCCATCAATTTCAAGAACCAATATTGTCACCCTTTCTTCCAATTTAAAATTTATCTGCCAAAAATGCGATTCTTCCTATTTTGGTATTCCGTTACTCGTTCTCCGACCTTATCCCCATCCAGATAAACGTCTCCGCTGTTCTCTTCAATTGCGGAAATGATTTGCTGGGCCATGGCATAGATAGCATTGATTACTCCATCGTTGGCAGATGTCACACCAGCGGCAACACCCTCCACAATCTGATCATTGTTTGCTACCGCTGTCCGGTTCCCGATACGGCCCACTAGCTCAGGGCCTTGTTCTCTGGCAATAAACATTTCGCCGTGGTCTGGGAAACCGCCAATGGCATAGGTTGAAACGCTTATTTTAGGAACAGACATTCTTTCAAGATTGAAAGAGCCTGTTATAGAGAAATGAGGAACTTTTACTTTAACGCCCGTAAATAAATTTTCCAGTGAATTTCGTACTGATGGCTTTGCATTCTCAATTCCAGCTTTTATATTAGAAACAACATTGCTTCCAAATGTTTTCATGGTATTGTAGGCAAGAGGAGCGTTCTCAGATACACCATTAGAAAAACCAACTACTAACTGTTTCCCTACCTCTTTTAAATTGGTAAACATGTCGCTGGCAAGGCTAATGTTACTGCTTCCGTCTATGTTTAGTTTTAGACTCTCCATAAGCGAAATGTAGTTAGACGTTAGATCAATCGCTTTCTCAATCTCCGGGTTGGCTAGTTCCAATTTGCTATTCAGGTTTTTCGTATCTTTTGTAATATTTTCAACATCGCTAGCCAAGTTTTGAATAGGGTTTCCAGCAAATAGCCTTTGAAAACCACTCACAATACTATCCCAAGTAATGCTTCCCATACTGTCAGTATATGATGAAATCTCTTCGGCAAAATCAGACATAAAATCAACAAAATCTGACATATCTTCGGTAAGCTGAGGTAGTGTGTCGTTTAACCCACGAAGTGACGGGGCCAGATTGAAATTCAATTCATCAGCAACGGAAACCAAGCTTTCTGTAAACAAGACAAATGCCGCAGCAAGTTCTACTAAGATTGCAGTTCCCAAACCAATCGCAATGGGGAGGAGACCAACACTTGCAACTGTAGCCACGCCAAGTGCAGCAGTCACAACACCGATACCAATCAGCAGAGTAGTTCCGAGCCCAATTCCTGCCGCAATTGTTTCACCGTTGTCCAAAACTGGTTGCCATGCTTGCCCTATTTCATCCAAACCCTTCCCGATAGCCCAAATTTCAACGATGAATAGCCCGGCTGCTACGCCAAGTTCCAGCAGAATAGCAGTTCCAATTCCAATATTTAGGGCCGCTGTTGCTCCCAATGTTCCAAGACCATAAGTGGCAAGCCCGACAGCCGCAATAGCCGCAGTGCCCAGCCCGACACCCGCCGCAACTGTAGCACCGTTATCAATGACCGGCTCCCATGCAATACCAACCTGCTCCAATTCATACCCAAGGACTGCAATCGCTCCGACAACAAGTACCGCCGCGGCAGAAACTTCCGCTATAATTGCAACTCCGAGACCAAGGTTTTTCGCAAGAGAGGACAAACTAGGAGATAGTTTACCGCTCACTGATGTATTGACGGCTTCGGTTGCAGTTGTAACAGTTTCAACTGCTGTTGCCGCTTTACCTATATTCCCAATACTCTTTAATTTAGAAAATGCATCAAGAGCTACTGCAAGACCGCCTAGAACTTCTAATGCTCCTATAATCAGTGTAGCTTTATCGACCCCGCTCCAGTCCCCTTGCTTAATTGCCTCCCAGTTTGTTGAAATTTCCCGGACAATAGTTGTAAAACCTTGGATTGCAACTCCCCATGCAGCAACTTTAATATTGCCTGTAAACACTCCGATTCCAATAGCGATATTAGTAAGCCCTCTGATGGTCGTCAGTGCATTGTCAAAATTTATTCCATTTTCGGAAATGTCTTTAATTGCAATAATAAGTTCTCCGATGCCTTGAACAGCCTTTAATGCTCCACCGACTTTAAGTGCTCCAAGGACAATAAGCGCATCACCAACCATGCCAGCAAATTCACTTATCATTCCCGCAACATTTTGGAAGGTTGCTCCGTTCTCCCTGAAATCGTTCAGATAACGCATGAATTCATTCAGATCTGCAAGTAACATGGTTAATCCGAGTGCCTTAAACTCGATGTTCAAAAGAAGCGAAACACCTTTCAATCCAGCAAGAGCGGCTTTTACTTTTTCGATAGATTGAAGTAATCCAGTTGCAACTTTCCAGGCCGCAAATGCAGTCCCAGCAGGAATGACGTAATTGTAAAGGAGGTCTTTTACTGCTTCCTTTAGTTCATTGGTCTGGTCGGTCAGCCCATTCAAGAAGTCATACTCTGGCAGATCAAGTCCAAGATCACCGCCAGCACCGCCCACTCCACTTGCGCCTCCAGCACCGCCGGAAGCGTTCGGCTCCAGAATGGTCAATTCATCAATACCAAGAAGCTCCCGCTTCATCTTCTTTGCGGCATTGGCAGCACCACCAATAGCGTCCTCTGCCTCAGAGGCCCCGACACTTACTCCTTCCAGCCCTGAATAATCAATCGTCGGCAGTTCAAATCCAAACAGAACGGCAAGTGCCTGAATAGCCTCTGTGATAACCTCTACAAACGCCTGTACCCATGGAATGATTTGCTGAAGCAACGGTATTAGAAGGTTGCCAAGTGCACGGGAAAGCTGTGTAATTTGTTGGTTCAGAATGCGCAAAGCGTTAGCTGGGGTCTGAATCGTTCGGCTCAAATCCCCCATTGCGTTGCTAGATTGCTCCATGATCGCAATGTACCGGAGCTGAGATTTCTCCGCCTGCGTCATAGCATTAACGCTCTCAGTAATCCCGTAGTTGAGCGCAACCTGTTCGATTGACGCTTGGTCGATTGCGTAGCCCAATCGACGCAACGGCTCAATCTCCCCAGCAAGGCCAGATTGTAGTTTCTCCATCGCTTCTTCAATCGGAATATTGTAGAAAGAGGAAATGTCGTAGCCAAGTTGGGTCAGGTTTTTAGACATCAAAGCGGCCTTGTCTGTTACTACGCCGAAACCGCTTGCCATCTGCATGAACACGCCTTGATTGCGCATCCACTCAGACGGGTCAATGCCCACGGCCGCATGTACTTCCTCTGCATACGCTTTGGCTTCCTTTGCGTAATCTCCCATGGCGACAGTGAACAGATTCAAGTTCTCGACGTAATCGTTGGATTCCTTCACCCAGTTGGACATAACAGAAGCAATCTGTCGGAATGCAATCAGGTAAACGCCGAACTTCGCCTGTGCGGAACTAATCCCAGTCCCAAGAACGCCGAAGCTTTTTGCTGCTTTATTGTTCGAGGCGGCGAGTCCGGTATTGCTCTGGATGATCTTCTGAATCCTTATCGGGAAAGCTGAGAACCCACTGGAAACTTTCTGCATCTCCGTAGCCAGGGGGCGCATTGCGTCCGCCACCTGATTCATCTGAACAGCAAACTTTCCTAAATCTGCTTTTTCTAAGGACTCGCTAATCTGAGGCAACTTTTTAAGGGCGTTGATTGTGGAGGACAAGCCGCTGGACTTCTGGATAGAAGACAATCCGTTAAGTGCACTTGTCATTTCCTTTAACTTTACTGTATTAATGCTGCTGCTATTTATCAGCTTTGCCGCATTTGCAAGTGCCTGCATCTGCTTAGAAACTGTAGTAAGCCCCGCTCCACCCTTTGCCGCTGTTTTCAGGTTAGTCAGCGCGGTAGCCAATGCGTCGATTTTTGCCGCCGCATCACTCGAAGTTGCCTCTATTTCAATTTGCAGACTATCAATATCAACGGCCATGATGCTACCACCTTCTGAAATACGGCACTTGGCAATGAAGCACTTGGCACTAAAGATATAAAAAGCCCCCGCCACCTCATATAAGATAGCGGGGACTTCGATTTACAAGCCCGGTATTATATCTTTGATTACATTGCTGAATCCATATATGCGTCTTGAATTTTTGTAGCTTCTTCCATATAAACATCCATCAGTTTCCCGGCCCATTCTTCATACTCATCATATGATCCGCTTCCGGCATGATAATAATATTCAGCCATTTTGGAAATTCCCTCATTTGATATTTCGGCCAGTTCGCTTATCTTTTCGTTACTTAATGTGGCAAGCCCTTGAAGCCCCTCTGTATTATTTATAGCTTCTGCGTTATATTCCTCAATCAATATTGGTACTGCATCGCGGATTCTCTGAGAATATTCATCCAATATGCTTTGATAATCCTGTAATGCCGATTGAGAAATATCGGGTTGTTGGCTTTCAGCAAGTACAGGTTCTGATGCCTGATGGCTTTGTGATGGAGTCTCAACAACTTGGTTAGTTTTTGTTCCGCTGTCTTCACATCCTGCGAGCCAAATTGTTATCAGTCCAGCCAAAAGAAAAGATATTAGTTTTTTCATCCTGATCCCTCCTTACTCAAAAATATATCATACTAAGTAAGAAGTCGCAAGGGGGAAATACCCTCCGCCTATTTCTAAGCGGATGGCATTGTTCTATCTTCTTCCCGAAAAGAACACTTGATAAGAATCAAAATCTTCGTAGCAATCCATCTCTTGCATAATGGTTTTTCCTGGTTTCAATTCGCTGTCATCGTCTGTTATATAATTTTGGGAAAAACCAACAACATTTTCACCATTGAGGAACAACACTGATGCCTCAACAAATTTTGCTGCTTCGTCTCCATCGTTTGTTACAGACAAAATAATTTTATCCTTTGCCTCAGTGGCTTCGTAAGACAAGTCAGATTGCACGCAATCATACCATTCTTCTTCCGACACTTCCAGTTCGTACTCCATGGTAACAAACGCTTCGTCCGGCATAAAATAGAGGATGGTATCATATCCACTTTCTACTGCCTCTTGGCTGGTGCTTTTTGCTCCAACAAGTTCTCCTGCTTCGTTGTAGAAAGTAACATTAGCTATAATATCTAAATTATATTCAGAATTGTTTTTAATTACCAAAAATGCATAATTCCAATAATCGGTGCTATAACTGAATTGTGATACATCGAGTTTGCTCAGAACAGATTCTGCCTCAAACTCACCCGAATTATCTTCCACATCCACTTTATTGGCAATCACTTCCGATGGGCTTACCGGTGCCCCACCCATTTCTCCAATTTGTTCTAAAAGGGCATCTCTTTCTGAAACTACCTTATCATACTCTTCCTGAGGAACGCCATTAGAGCATCCAGTTAAACCTAGCAACATCACTCCAACCAAAACGCACGATATCAGTCTAGGCATTTCAATCCCTCCTTAAATTCGGGAGGGTTCCCCCTCCTCCCCCAAATCTTACCACAACTTGGGGAAGGAGGCAATCAAAATCTCCGCTATCTCATATGAAGTTGGCAAGGTGCAAACCAGGGCCTACCGGAACTTTTTCTCAGCAGCCCTTGCCCAATTCTTAAAGAACAGGGTGGCTTTCAAACGCTCGTTTTTAACTTCCTGCTGGGTTGGTACTTCTTTTTTCTTGCCTAGTGGGTATGGTTCCGTTCGGTATGGAACTGGTTTTGTCCCCTTTTTGGCAAAATCCCGGAATATCGGAGATGCGTCACAAAAGGCTTCGTAGTTATAAAGGCCCTGTAGCCAGAGCATCATGTTTTCCCGCTCAAGCCTTTGCTTATCAGCTTGGCGGTATGCCTCTACCATCCATACATCACCATACCAATACTGTTCCCAAGTCATGCCGATGGACAGATAGTAGGGGCACTCCGCCTCAAATAGTTCCGTATAAGACTGTGGGCTATTTACAGCTCCACAGTCACCTCCGCGTTTTTTGCCGCATCCTCGTCAGTTGCAATCAGGTGGGTAAGGGCTGCCTGATTGTAGAGCTGAACCAGACGTTCCAGAAGAGCACTTGTCATCCCGCCCATACCATCCAGCAGGGCATCAGTCTGAGAGCGGGCTACATTCTTGTGATTTTTTCGGAAAGCATAGTAGAACAGTTCCGGGATTCTAGTCACCGGAAACACTGTCAGCTCGTCCGCCTTAAAGCCACGATTCTCAGCAAACTTAACGCTCTCTCTGTTAAAATCAAGCTCATATGCCGTCCCGGTCTTATTGTCGATGACGCGAACGGGCATCACCCTATCCTGAATGCTCACGACATTATCACTCATATGGTATTTCCTCCTCAAACTTCAACGTTTTTCTTGGTAGAAGATCTCAGACTCATGCTTTACAGATCAGTAGGCTTTGCTGCCCACTGAGGCGCGCCGGTCGGGGTGATGTAGAGAGTTGTTTCCAGAACAGCAGAGACCTCCATAGCGGGCATACCCATCGGGGAGGGCTGACCCGTGAAATACAGTGCCTTGGTCAGCCCAGGAATCAGGATACAGAACCAAGTAGCCTTATTTTCGGCGGCTGCCGTATCGTAGGCATCGACAACGCCCTCCCACTCGGTCATAGATGCCTCGGTCAGGTTTGCCGTAAAAGACAGTGCGCCGCCGATGTCCTTCAAGCCTGGGACATAGGTTTTCCACTCGGTCTCTTCCAAGGTCGTTGTTTCCAGGTTGTCGGGCTCGGGGTTCAACTCAGGAATGCTTTTGATTTCGGAAATCTTTTTATATCCAGTAGTCGGGCGAGTTCTGGCCTCGGTCTCTGCCGCATAAAGGAGTTTCACGCCCGCTGTGCTAAGTTGGATTCCTGCCATAAAAATAGTACCTCCTAATTTTTTAGGGAGGCACTTGGCACAGAGGCACTCGGCACTGTCAGCCCTTTTAGTTTGTGTAGATTCTAAAATCCTTGTCCGCTACGCCCTCATACCGGGCGACAATGCGGTAAATAGTGGCATCCTGCAAATTGGACACCGGATTGCACATGGTACGAGTGAATCCCATCTTGGAAAACTCATTGTCGATGGTCTCAATGATATCCTTTGCCTCGGACTTCTTGTACCCTACACTGTTCGTGTAGACGTTTACCTCGTACATCAGCGACACGGCGTTTTCCAAATTTGGTGCCGCTGTTCTCATTTTTTGAAGCACGCTGTTGTCGCTTTCAACGATGGTGACGGCCGGAAATTTTGCGGGGCTGTCTACATATTCGCCAGACACAAAAATTCCTTCATAGGACGCTCGAAGCGCTCCTGCAATTTGACTGAAAAGGAACGATTCAATGTCTATGATACCGACCGCCTCCTCAAATCCCCTTCATAGAAAATGGTTTCGACATCTCGATACCCAAACACGTGATATCTTTTCCATGCTCTTTTGAACGGGAAATTAAATATTCTGCACCACTCAGACAAACATTTTTCTTGCCCATTTATTTTGATTCTGATGTTTGTCGTTTTGTTTTGCGCTTGTAACGCATACGGAATAATAGTGCAGTTTTCAGGAGAATATCCCTTATTTACATCGATTCGTTCAATAGTCAATCCGGGTCTCCACCCGTTTTTTACTGCCCATCCGATAAACACCTGGGAGTCCATCCATTCTTCGCACAAGGTTATTCCTCGTTCTCCGTAAGAATAGAACCGTTGCGACTTTGGGTTTGAACACCTGTTCTTCATGTTCCACCAAGAGTTATAAATTTTCTTGTAATCTGTTTCGCTTAATCCAAACGGGTTCTTTCTCCACTGCACAAAATCCCAACCTTATCTCAAAACCGCTTTGGCAACTGTCAAGAGACTGTCTCTCATGGCCCTGTCCGCATTATAGAATGGCATATGCGGCTTATTGCCGTAGGAGTGCCCCCACCCCTGACCATTTTTGTCTCTTCTTATAACAAGCCTTGGATCATCTGTCGGGAACCACCAGCCATTAGGATCATCCCAATGCCCGTTCCCCGGATATGTTCCTGGGCCAAACCCAAAATCATCATCCCATGGATGCCCACCACCATAGCGTACGCCAGCGCCAAACTCAAAGAACAATATTGCTTGCGATTCGGCGTATAGGACATACCGCCCTTCGCCTTTTTTCTCCAGTGTCAAACTTTCAATCGTCTCACCAGAAAACACATGTCCCTGCATGACGCTGTAGGCGACAGAGTAGCCAATCTCGCTAAGCTGCTTTGCGATTTCCTCGCCAGCCCCCTCAACCTTCTTCTGATACGCCTTGACTTCCTTCAACGCTTGGTTGATCGAGTCCGTGCTCAGCTTCAGTTTGATTTTTGGCACTTAGCATCGCCGCCTCAATCTCTGCTTTTCTATCAAACAATTTTTGTTCCGCTTCGTACTCAGATACAGAAACCTTTTTGATAGCGTATTGAATACTATTCTTCCATGGAGCTTTCCGCTTCACAATGTAGTTATACGGGCCGTCAGTATCGGCCCCATCTACCCACAAAACGGAATCCTCATCAATTTGGCAGGCCGTATCTGCGGTAGTTGCCGTTCGATCGTAATCCTCCAGTGAGCCGAACTGCTCCACCTCGGAATTGCCCTTGTTCGGGGAAACACACAGCATAGCGGATTTCAAGGCGCTGTAGATGGGGAGGTAACTTCCAAGGCTGTTACCAAATTCATCCACCAATTCTTCTGTACCAATGAGGTTTTTGAAGAACACAGGTTGGCAATTAACCATTAAATTTCTGAAAGCAATCACCCCGCAATCTTTGACTCTATGTAAACAAATTTTCCGTTTGCGGCTTTTCTCATCGGAGTTTGTAGCGCATCTGCGACAGACCACCCTCTGCTTAACCTATGCTCAATGGTGCTTTTGGTAAATCCCGTTGCGTCCACCCATTCAGCAAGCGTTTTGCTAACTCCACCGAACGTAAGGATATGATTATTGCTACGATTGTTTTGCTGCTGTTTGTTGGTAGCCCATCTGCAATTATCAGGAGAATACGGGCCTCTTGGGTCAATTCTGTCAATACTTAGATTATCTTTATACCCGTTATCGAGCGCCCAATCTCTGAAAACCTCATACGAACTTTTCCACTCTTCGCACATGACAATTCCCTTTTCGCCATATTTTCTGTATGATTCCTCGTGCCTCTTGTTATAGCATCGCGTTTTAATGCCTGCCCAAATTCTATACAATCTTGTTTTGTGCGAACTTGATTCTCCGTGAGTGGTAAACATCACTTTGTTTTGCTCTCGCTTGAGGCACCCGCAACTGTTCGTCCTTCCGCTTACAAGGCCCCAAGATGCTACAACCTTTTCTCCGCCGCAATCACACTTGCAAAGCCACTTTGCATTTCCGTTTTTTGTCCGGCCAACACATTCAACTGCAACAAGTCTTCCAAATCTTTTCCTGGTCAAATCCTTTACAATCGCCATATTTACCTCCTGCATAGGTATATTGAAGGGGTTAGGCGCAATGCAGGTGCGCCAACGGGAGCTAACCGCTGTCCCCCAGCAATATCAGTTTGTTACCTTCCCCATTGGAGTAATCTCCAAAAGCAACTCCTGCGGAATGCCCTCGGAGCCATAAGATCTGGACACACCGTTTTCAGTGTGAGCGGTTTCAAATTCGCCGCCCTGCTTGTTGTAAATTGCAAGAGCTACGCGGAACTGCAAATCCAGATACCGGCTCTCCAGTTCCTCCGGCCATTCCTGGAACGGATACCGTCTCGCCATGATCGCCGCTTTTGCGCTCTCCAGGCAGTCCTCCAGGATGGCCTCGTCCGGCTCATTCGTGCGGAGTTTCAGCCTCTCCAGATTGTCCATTGTCCGCCCTCCTAGGTCTGCCCGTCTTTTTAAGTGCGACGGAAGGCGGCGTCGGTTCATCCAACACCGTCCCGTGCCGCTTCATCATATCCGCGTCTTCGGCCTTGATAGAGACCTGGGAACCAGCTTCATAAAACCGACCACCATAACACACGCGGTAATTTGGAATAAACTTCATGCTGCCTCCCGCTTTTCTTAACTCTCGAATGTAGCTCCAGAGAAATTGAACGTCACAACGCTCTGGTTATCTACCAGCACTTCGAAAGCATCTGTCTTCGTGACCCGGAAAATAATATCCGGGTCAAATGCAATGTCCTGCTTAGTAGGTGAACCGTTTTTCTTGAAGGTCATCTTGGTTCCGGTCCTGGTCAAGTGGAAAGGAAAGTAATACCCCTCCTGTTCGTCCGGCTCAGAACTGAACTCTGTGTATCCCGTCACATGATGGAATGTACCGACCACAGAACCGTCCGCCTTGACCATCAGGTCATCTCCTACCAACTCGGACACTTGCTTCCCCAATAGGGTCTGACTGCCGGGGAAAAGGCTTAGAGTGTCAGACCCGATCATTCCCCCAGGACATTGAGCACCGCCACCTCGTCCATGCGCTCGAAGGAGGGCAGGACAATCTCAGAAGCAAAGATGTTTGTATTAACCGGGTGTTCCTGAATAACTCTGGTGATAGCAACGCCGGTATTCACAATGGAAACCTCGGCGCTTGCCTTCCCGCGCAAGTCCGCCTCTTCAGGTGTAGTGCCATACCAAGTGCCACCAAGATTCCCATCAGGGATCATGCAGACATAGCCGTTTGGCACAAACGCATGGGCTACCTTGCTCTCGTCCCGGTACTGCTTGTCGTAAATGGCAATCCGCAGACCAGAAGTAGACTCCACAACCGCCTTTACTTCGGCGTCTGTCAGATAGCCGAGAGACAGGCCATTAGTGGTCAAGTAACGATTCTTTACTGCATCCGCCTTGGAAAGCAGATTGAACGTGTAAGAGTTCATAATGGCGACCGTCAGTTCAGTTCCAGTCTTAGATCGGATAGCGTCTTTGACTGTCTTGAACGCCGCAAAGGGGTCAGCCGTAGAGGGCTTGTCCCAAGTTGCAGTATCAGTCAGTGCGGTGTAGTTGGAGGTCTTCCAAGAACCGTCTGTATCATACTTGTACGTGTAATTCACACCGTTTGCTTTAATGGCAATACTAACGTCTCCACCCTCGGGGAACAGGAGCTGCATAATCATCCGCTCGGGCACGACATTTGCACCGTCAACCAGATCTCGGGTATCGTCAAATACACGAGCAATCACTTCGGCAGCGTAGGGGTCGGTAGACTCCTGCACCCGCAGCATCTCCTGCCGGTCCTTCTCTTTGATCTTGTATCCCTCACGGAAGAAAGGCATCTCGGTCTCCAGCTTCTCAAATCCAATCCGATCACGGAAGGTGGCCTTCGCGTCGAATGCGGAGGGCATCAGAGAGATAGGTAGCCCACGGGAGCCTTTCAGCCAGGACAAGTCAAGACCAGCCTTCTTGCGGGCGGGGAACAGCGTAGCACCCAGGTAGGGAATCTGGTTGGAGGCAACCTCAGTCCAGTTTGCCGCAATCGCAGCAGGGGTAAAAACTTCTCTCAAATCCATTATGTATCCCTCCTTACTCGTTCACGCCAATGTTCTCACGGAACTCAATGGCAGGCAGAGCGGTCTTCATTGTAGCGGCATCAGCAGTAGCGCCGGAATGGTTTTTGCACTTCGTCCAGTCAACCACCCCGGCGACAACAAGAGAGCCGTTGGGATTCTCGGCGGGGTTAACATCGTACAGCAAAATTCCATTCGCGCCGGTTCCCGCCTCAACCTTCGTACCGGCATACACCATAGGCATACCAGCCTTTACAACATCACTTTCAGTCACCGTAATAGGAATCGCGGTGAACTCGTCAGCGGCAAGGATTTCCACCGTGCCGGTGACGGAAGTCTTGGTCATCTTCATTCGTTTCTCTCCTTTTCATCAAAGATAGTGTTTCAGGCCCTCGTTTGCAGATTTGAGGGCATCAGCGCGCTGCTTTCCCAACTTCTTGGCAAACTCAACGGCCTCGTCCTTCTCCTCACTTCCACCGCCAGCACCGGAAGGCTTAGGGTCCTGCTTCACCAAATCAGCCCGCAGCTTCTTCTCATAGGCGGCGTTGGCCTTTTGCTGATTGGAAAAGACTCGCTCCATATCGCCATCAAACAGGGCCTCCGCCGTTTCCCTGGCTAACTTCTCGTCATAACCAGGCATGGTGATGTAGCGGGCGGTATGCTCGGCAATGGTGGACTTCCGCAGCAGTTCGGTGTACTTGTCCTCCAGAGCCTTGCGGTCAGCATCGGCCTGAGCTTTGGCGGCCTCGTCATTGGTCATCTTGGATTTGAGCTGCTTTTTCAGTTCCGCCGCCTCTGTCGCATATTTGTCTGCGGTGTCTTTAGATACATACAGGGACAAATCTACCTTCTCGGGAACTTCTGCTTTCAGAAGGGCCTCTACCTTCTGCTCCGCAGTCATACTGTCAAAGCCCTCAATCGTACTGGTGTCAATGGTAGGCATACAAACTCTCCTCTGCGCTTATAGTCATCTCCGACTTATTCTTGCGTTTGATTATCCTCACTTCTCTGTGAGCCTGCGATATTTGATACCGCCCCTTCTCTGGGGCCATATTCAAACGGTTATTCTCCGTTTGAATTTTCAAATGGGTATTGGGCAAATAAACCTTTGCTATCAAGAAATCTGATTTTATATGGAAGAACTTCATCTACGGTTCCGTCTTCGTACTCTATAATTGCAGCCGTTTGCTTTATTCCATGTTCTAAAAGGCTTTCCCATCTGTGAAACATTGCCTTTTTCCCGTCCACAACGCAAGGCCGATATTCTGAGTTTGTAATTGTCAGAGTTCCATCAAAGCTTGCCATATTCTCCTCCTATTTCACGGCCTCCAGCCAGCATCTACAATGCTTGTGCGTCTTAGGCGGGACAGAATTGATTGGGTATATCTTCCCGTCCCGCTCCTTGCAGGTCTTGCACTCTCTCCCGTCCAGCACAGCGTGCCACTTGACTTTCTTCACGCCAACGTCCCGATAAGCTTTCAACGTGGTCTCGTCCGTCACAATATCGGCATAATCCGCACTGAACGAACTCCAATAATGTAGCCCCCGCCGGAACTCTGTCACCTTGGCTGTGCTGGAATTGATGCCCTCAGCGGTGTACTGCCTCTTGCGGTCAACATCGTTGTCATAAATGACCTTCGTCACAGCGTTGTACGCCGCCAGCAATGCCAGTAACCACGCTAAATCAGGTGGTTCCTTTCCGTGCGGTTCGGCCTCCTGATACCGCTCCTGCGCCAGTTCAAGAAAGACATCTTGGTTGTCCTTACGTAGCTGGTCATATAGCGTCCGGGTGACTTCCAGCACATTGAGTTCATCAAATTTCGCCAGCGCCGCTTCGTCTTTGGCGTCCTCAAACCGCTTGACCGCCCTCCTATTCAAAAGGTCGATGGCTTTATCGGTGAGGTCATAAGGGTTTTTGTTTTCCAAACAGTTCATCCCCTATGCGGTTGTATTCATCGAGAATTGCATCAAAAGCGGCATCCCATTCCGGGCCATGTTTAGCGTCATATCCAACGGCTACATGTGCAAGTTCGTGTGCAAAAATTTCTGTTGCGTTTTCAATGTCCACATTCGGGTCTACTAAAATTTGAATTTCTCCATCATCGCAGAAATTTGTGAGACCATACGCCTTGTCTCCATCGTCTGCTTTCAAGTCAGGCTCAAAGTAGCACTCGCACTCTTTTCCAGGATAAAGGCTCTGAAATGCTTGATATACCATGCTGAACGGGTCATTCCGAAACGGAGACATCATTGTTTCTTTCCTCCGCAGTTATATTTGTGTCCCTGTTGGTATTCAGTTCATCTCTCAAACTCCGCTCCATCTTGCGTTTCTGTTCCTCGTACCAATCCATACTCACACGGTACGCAGATTCGGGGTCGCTGAATAGCCCGCTGTACTGGAACGCCAACTTCGGATGAATCTTGCTGTTGTTCAGCATCTCCGCCAGCACTTGCGCCTTGGACTGGATATTGGACAGGTTCTTGCGGGTGAACTCCGGCTTAATGTCGGATAGCTGCAAATCTAAATCGCCAGTTTCCCGGCAAATATACAGCACCAGCCGCAGGAACTCCCGTTCCGACCGCTCCCAGGTCTTTTCCGTGTCCTTGGCCCGGCTCTCAGCGGCAGACCACCCATCACGGTAAATGACCGCCTGCCCGGTATCACTGGTAGAGGAACCTCCATTCCGGTTTGGCATCCCGCAGATGGTCAGATATGCGTCCTCCAAATCGTCCACAATGGTCTGCGTATTGGTCTGGTTCAGTTCAGACGCAATGCGGTATACTTTGGCCTCCATGCCGGGCTGAACGCTCTTGATGGTGATTGCCATGCCGCCCTTTGCCAGTTCCTTATACTGTCCGTTCTCCAACTCGCAGTTTTGGAACACGTCAAAAGCGTTGACGAAATCTTGAATACTGTCCAATCTATTGGACTCAATCATATTGATGGCATTCAAAATGGGAATAACCGGCTCAAACGCACCCATGCGGGCGTCATTGTTTACATACTCCACAATGGGGATATAGGGGATGGTGCGGGCTTCCTGCTTTGTGATCTTTCTGTTCTGCACCTCGAAATACCACTCAGTGGTGTACACGCAGAAGTAGGGCTGGCCCTCCTCGTCCACCTGTTCCAGCACACCGGCAACCTTTTTCTGGCCTACGCCGCTGTGGTAGATGCAAAACGCTGCCATCGGGTCAATGGTATATATCGAGGCGGGGGACCCGTCTTCCTCTCCGGCTTCGTCAGGGAGTACCATGCGTACCGCAACACCGCAAATGTGCATCCAGTCCGCCAGTTCCTTGTCCAGCGTGTCCTTGCTCTCAGCGCGCATATACTCATTGAGCTTGTTCACGCTGGCAGAAACATCATCTTCTCCGCCATTGGACACATATCGGATAGGGCCGTCCAGTAGATAGGCTGTCTTGAATGTGACAATCTCGTTCGCCCGATTAATCATCACTTTGTTGTTGATTTCAGGACGGACAATTTTATCTTTCAGGCGAATGTCCTGTTTCCCTTTGTAATAGCCATACAAATAGGACATTTCTGCCATGTTCATGCGATGCACAGCCAGTGCCTTGCCCAGCACATCCACCACATTTTCCGGTGCAACCTTCTTTTTTGCGGTGTAGATTTTTCTGCGCCCTGTCAGACCCTCAGCAGGCCACTCGGATATAGCTCGAACAGTATAGTTTTCAGTCACTCTGTCACCTCCAGACAAACAAAAAAGTGCCAAGAACAGACCCGTATAAGGTCTACTCTCGGCACTCGGCACGCTTCGTCCAGGCATTGCCCAGAGGCACTTGGCACTAAACTATATATTCTCAGGCGCTTTTATCGCCTTTTAACTCAATCTTGATGTTTTTCTTGCAAGCCTTACAGTATGGATAAACTATACCAGTTGTTTTGCTATCCACCTGCATCAAAAGCCGCCCTTTTCCATGATTGATGCCAGCAGCGGCACAGACCGGACAATAAATGTCAATCTTCATTCAGTTGGGCGACTCCTTTCTAATTCTGGTGGACCATCTTGGAATCGAACCAAGACCAAGCCCTTATGAGGGGCCCGCCCGACCATCGGGCCAATGGTCCAGATATACCCCTTTCGGGGTATGCTGCGGGTTTGGTCAGGCTTTCCGCGGGCCTGTTTGATCATTGCTGACCTCACCAGACCTCTACGCCCACGACTTCGCCGCTGTTGCTTTGTTCTTCACAGACGGTTACCCTTCTTCACTGTCGGCGTCTACTATTGCTGGTAATCGCACCAGTTTTACCACAATTAGTGTCTATTCCGCCACCGCTCAATGGTATGTAATCCGCTATGCGGTATCACATCACAATTACTATACGAATCTTCGTCAGCCGTCCTGTTACAATCCGGCCTTGTCCTAAGACAGCCGGAACCACACCTACATCCGTCAGCCTCACAGGGGTAGGCCAGTTTCATCGTATAGCAATCACGGTACATCTCAACCCCTCCGCTGGTGTCGTCAGTCGGAACCGTTCATCTTTATAGGGCCGGGGTCAGCCAAAAATAATTTCTTCACCTTGCCGCTTTCGCACAGCGCACAAGGAAGGCCCGTCTGCTTTTAACCTGTGGTGCCATACATCTGGCGCCACCGCCCGCCTCATGCGGCGAGGAGCGGCATATCATGTCACTTCCGGCTCAGGACTACACCATCCCTTGTCGGCTTGATTTCTAACGTTTTATCAATTTCGTCCAGGTATTTGTCTCTCAGCCTTGCGGTATCCTCAGATGGGTGGATAGTCTGCCTGTAAAATCTTCTTGCTTCGTTTCTATTCAAGCAGATACGGCCGTTTCGATAGGTTGGCATATTTTCACCACCGTTTCAGTTTTGGAGCCGAGAGGCGGTATTGAGCCGCCACACGTCCGCGACGTAACGGGCCGCCGCAGGCGCTTCTGCTACAGCACTCGGCATATAACTTTTTGAGCCGATCCTAAAGTTTTTCCGGCCACCATAAACCTCTTGTGTTGCAATGGTTATGCTATTTATATGGCCTTATTTTCGGCCGCGGATTTTGCAACTTTTTTGCACATCCCACTTATTTAATACAAGTGCTCATAAGAATCATAAATGCCAAATTCCAAACCATTCCAATCAGGTCGTCTTTATCCTTTGCTTTGAACGCTAAGTAAGCATTCACAATCATGAGGACAAGGCAGATAAATTCTGCAATAATTTTGACTAATTCCAGCACTTTATCCTCTCCTGCGCGAAAAGAAGTGAAAAAGTTCTTCCATGTCTATATCCGAAATGGATTCCCCCTGTAGTGTGGGCTCACAAGCGTTCTCATCCCACTCAATTCCCAACTCCCGGCAAATCTCACGCGCCAGTTCCTTCGTAACCCTCATACTCTTCTCCTATTTGTGCGCTTCTCCCGCTTAGATGCTCACGCCTTCTGCGCCCAAAGTTGACCTACAACTCTGGATGGTACGCACGGCAGTTTTCAGCGGGATAGCGCCGGGGCAGGTCATAGCTGCTACCGCTTTTTTAGCTCCGCCCCCATGACAGGCGGCTCGCGTCTTACTCTTCCCAGCGCCTAGACGCTCCGGCAATCTGGTGTAGTGTCTTTCCACAGTCAGCTCCGTGGCCTTTGGAGCGGTTTAATAAGTTGGCTACCGCAAAAAGTGCGGGTCACCAAGCCCTTGGCCGGGCTCGAACCGGCGTCCACTATACCAAATCAGGGTATCGCTCTCACCATTGAGCTACAAGGGCATATTCCACACAGTAGGGGCAGCGGCTGCACCGCCGCCACCCCGTCCGTGTGAAGGAGGTTGGAAAAGAAACCTGGCGGATATGGGCAAATATCTATCCGCCTTTATTATACCACAATATATATTATCAATCAAGTCGTTATACACAACATTTTGTATTTCAAAATGGACGGCGGAACACCTCTACTTTGTTCCCTTCGAGTTGCTGAACATACTCAGCAAACATTGCCCAAGCATCAGGAACATCATCATGCTTATTTTTACCTGCCATCGTATACCCGCAAAGGAAGTTGAGCATCCTTCGATATTCCTTGTCCTTCTTTATGACAGAGTTGTCTTTGAACAGCACATGGTCTTTCACCCACGGCGAGTTCACTATGATTTTTGTTTCCTTTTGCTGTGTCGTATATTTTGTGGTGATTTTCGCTATACCGCCAGCCTCTTTCACATCTTTCTGTACTTTCTCTGCTACTTTCCCACCAGCACTATTACTCTCAAACTGCCCCATTTGCGCCTTGTGCTGAAGGAGTTTCGACACTAAGCGCGCCTCTACAACCTCTGGATTGCTGTTGTCACATACCACGTCTTCGCAATAGAAGTCATTTCCGTACTGATAGCAAATTGGCATGACGCAGTAGTCAGTTCCCTTGTCTTTCGTATCGCAGACAAACAGGATTGCATCTGGTTTCCCATCAGGAAGCTCAAAATACCTGCGCAGCTCATCCTCATTGTAGAGCTGCCCTTCGCGCTCAATGGGCTGATTCATGTAAAGCGCCCGCCAGCTTGCATCATCCATTACTTCTCTCTGCTCATGATAAAACGCAGTAGTAAATCCAGCATGGTTCCCATAGTCAAAATTGCTTTCGTCATTCTCGTTTAGTGCTGGCATGACGATAAACTCCGCTCGGTCACTTTTCTCGTAGGACTGTTCCAATCGTCCTATAACATCGTGGATCGACCATCGAGTCGCAATATGGAGCTCCTTGCAGTCTCCAATTTTTCGTTGCCGTAAATCCGTTGCATACAGATTCCAGAGCTTGTCCATGCGCTCCTTTGAGAGCGCGCTTTCCAGACCATCAACCAGATCGTCACAATAAAGCAGATTTTCAGCTCGGACTTTACCTGCATTTCCTGACCCAACAGACGAGAACTCCAATGTTGCAAAGCGCTTTCCCCTCTTTGGGTCTGTTCCAAGGTCAATCATCATATCCTGGGCGTTGGTCTTGACCACCTTGACTGACGGAAACACGTTATACCAAAGATAATCCCCCTGCGGGTCCATAATACGAATACACTCGTCATATACTCCGCGCAAAAATGCGTTCGAATGAGACCCCCCCAGGATTGGCTTTTCTGGGTTTCTCCCTCCAATCCAGGTCAGAAAGAACAGAGCCAATGTGGTCTTTCCCACTCCAGGGGGAAGAGAAATCGCCAGCAAGTCTAGTTCATTATCTGCCAATCGTTGCAACGCCTTTGCAACCCTATATAACTGCTTCCGTCTGGGCAAGTAGAACCTCTTTGAAGGTTCGCGGTTCCACTCAATATACCGACAGTGTGCGTCAAAATCATACGGCGCGTCAAACAGCAGACTCCGCTTGTTCAGCTCGAACATACGGAGGCTTTTTTGTTCTGCGGCGAATCTTGCGGACAGCCGACGTACTTCCTTGTTTCGCTCATGGGCCAAGGTAAAATCTTCTGGTTCTAGCAGCCGCAACGTGTCAAAGGCATCAGATAACGCAGACGGGTCGGAGAGGTCACGCTTGAACGCCCTCTTCACCAGCTCCCGAATTTCCATAAAAATAAAGTGCCTCCTATCCTTTCAGATAAAAGGCACTTGGCACTGTTCGCTCCATCTGGAGAGGCACTTGGCACTACAATTATTCAATCTTCCGCCGGTTCCGGGTACGGAATCCAATGAGTTACTTCATAATCCTTTCCAAGCCCTTCCCAGTAATCTCCAACAGCATCCGCAAGCTGTTCCCATTCTTTGTACTCTGGATTGTATCGGACATCAACCCAGGTCTGCTTTCCTCCATCATTGACTCTTACCGTCACCATTACCGGCTCCATATCCGGCGGCATCCTATCGGTGCATTTGATCCAGTCCATACTCAATCCTCCTCCGCCGGTTCAGGCCACGGCATCCAATGAGTTACCTTTGACCCGGAAAATCGACCAGATCCCCACCCACATGCAAATCCGTCATCTTCCCAAACCTCATAAAAACCGTTGTGCCATCTTGCCTGTGTCTCCCACACATATCTATGCTTATCCATCCAACTTTCAATCGTGATAAGAATTGGTTCCCCGTCCGGCGGCACAGTCTCAGGCGTTACTTTGATCCAGTCCATCATATCCTCCTTTTTGTTTTTTGCGGAATTTTTCTTGCCTACATATCATCCTGCACTTTCAAAATATATTCTCTTACAGATCGAAGGGCAGCACCTTCCGGCCCACCCTTAAACGCTCCGCAGGCCTCAATTTTCTTGTCAATGAAATCCAAAATCTGAGCCAATGCCTTACGCTCTTTACACATAGTCAATACCCCCTTGTTTTATCTGGAGGCGTGTGCTATATTATCCTTGTCAACACGCCTCTGGTGTGTTCTCATTCAGATCGCCGCTTCCTTTTGACCGAGGGCGGCGGTCTATTTTTCTGCTCAAATTATACCATTGGCTTTTACTAATGCCCATCTGCTTACAGGCGGCCTTCACTGTGATGGAGCCGTCTTTTTGCATTTTGAAAAATTTTCAAAAGCAAAGTTCTACCTCTCCGGGCAAAACCTCTGTGGCTTTGTCTGTTACAATCATTTTGTAGCCGAGAGCCCTCGCCATCTCTGAAAGGGTATTTGTCTTTATGTTTGGCTTGTTCAGCCGTTCAAAAACCGTTTGTGGGCTTAACCCAAGTCTCCGTGCCATCTCAGCATTAGAAACGCCCAGTACCTCCATCAACTGCTTAATTGCATCGGTCGGCTTTTGTGGATTTCCGGGACCTCCAACATCATCTATGTCCAGTTTCCTCGACATAACTTCATTGTATGTTTCTTTACCGCATATGTAAATCTCCTGTGCCTCAATCCTGCGGGCATCTGCTTCGTCCAACCCTTCCATCAATACCTCATGTTTGATGTTGTCCCACCCAAACTTAACAATCGCCGCAAATACTTTCGGCTGAGCAGAATACCTCATACCGTCAAGCCATCTGTCCTCCGGCTTCTGCATGGTAATGCCAATGTAGCGTTTCCCATCAGAGAATGTGTGGCGGTAGACGCACCAGTTATTCTTTTCCATTTCCGCCCTCCGTCCTGATTATACCATGCTTTTCCTCGTACGCCTTTACTCTGCGATAGAAGGTAGCGTGGCTTAACCCAAGTTTCTTACAAATGAACTTCGGAGATGTCTCACCATTTTTCCACGCTCTATATTGCTCTGTGAAAGCATCTTCATCCACAGCAATAGGCTTTCTCCCAGTGTACTTACCAGCTTTCTTTGCCTCTGCAATCCCTTCTGCTTGTCTCTGTAAAATCTGCTCCCGCTCCAATTCGGCCAGTGCGCCGAACATCGTGAGGACAAACTTTCCTTGCGGCGTGGTAGTGTCGAACACCTCCTTCTTTGAATAAAACTCGACGCCCTTCGCCTTCAAATCCTCCAGCAAACCAAGAAGGTCTTTCGTACTTCTCGCAAACCGGCTTATGCTCTCAACAACAACCGTGTCGCCCTCTCGGACAAAATTCATCATGTCTTTTAGCCCAGGACGGTCTTTGTTTTTCCCACTCTGCTTATCAGTATACACCTTTTCGACATTAAGCTCTTGCATCAATTCATCCTGCCGAGCCGTGTTCTGCCCATCCGTCGAAACACGAACATATCCAATTCTCACTTGTCTCGCCTCCTCGTCGTATCGAGTGTATCATATCATTTCTTTTGTGTCAATATATATTTTGATACATTTGGGTCTTTTTTATGTTTGCGGTACTGACGGTACTAACCTACCTACCTTATTCCGGCGAATATCCCCCGCCAGTGTGCTAGGAACGGCCTATTGCTTGCTATGCCTGGTTTGTCCCCGCTCTTGCGTGTATCTCTAGGCTATAATCTAATGATACAATATACACATAGCGCACACGGGTTATTTGCGCAATATTTTGACATAAAATTATATCAAAATATATTGACGCAGCCCTAATGATATGCTATCATATAATCACAGTACGGGAAACCGCGCTGAATCTACCGGGCAGGAGGTAAACGAAATGGAGATTGATAGCATGACCCAGACCGAGCTTGCATCCTATCTTGAAACCCTGGCCAAGCTGGTAGAGGCCACGGCTAAGGACGCACAGGACGCGGCCCGCATTATCCGGGAAGCCATCCCAAAGCAGTAAAAGAATAGGCTCCCCGCAGCCTAGCACAGCACAGGGAGCCTAAAGCACAACACGGGGCGGCATGGCCTGCCACATGTCGCCCCCCACTATAACACAACCGACAGGGAAAAGCAAGGCCACAGGCCGGGAGGGAAAAGAATGCAACCTGATATATATGCAGTACAAAAAGACGGCGTTATCATTGGATGATATGCCACAGAGGAGGCCGCTAAAGATAAAACCAAAGCAACCGGAGGGAGAGTAACTCCGTACTACATCATTAACAAATAAAAGCCCCAGCCACTACTCGCAATAGTGCCCAGGGCGAACCCCAGGCAGAAAGAGAGTAAACCCAGGGTACCCCCATTATACACGGGACGGCCCTCCATGACAAGGAGGAAAAACAAATGATCAGTATCACAATTTATCTTGACGGAAAAACCAGTGAGTGCGGCTATAAATACGTTGTTCAATGCGATTGCATGGCCTGGACAGCCTACCGCACGGATAGCGGATTCCGCCGTTTCCTGGCTCTCTACGGCCTCAAAATCAACCCACAATTTACACAACTCCACGACATGCGGGCCGTAGGTAAGGGCCGCGTCATTACAACCGCTTGCTATGATAAGCGCGTTACAGATGGTCGCTACTTTTGGAGCTTGGACGAGGTGCCAGAAAATGCGCGTCGGTTTGTTTCCCTCTGTAATGGGGAATATGTTGATTGCTATATTACGGACGACGGGCAGACAGCCACGGTTTACCGCCCAAACCCGAACGCTAAAAATGTATATATCCCGTACAACTACCGGGAAATGGCCAATAAAATCGGGTAAGGAGGGCCGCACAATGAACACTTACAAAATCACCTTTTCCGACGGCGATTATCTTTATACCCGCCTTAATGCCTCTATCGAGAAGGCAAAAGCTTATTATCTGAGTAATACCTTTAATCTGGGCGCGGAGGCTGACAACCTCCAAAAATGCGTTGACGTGGAGGAGGTGCCGCAATGAAACGATACAGAGACGCCGCCGGACGGCTGACAATGACCATTGACGAGATCGCCGCCGCCACTCTGGCCGAGGCCCGCGAATACTACCAGGACGGCGGGTGCTATATTTACGAGGGCAGAGCCTACACCCTGCGCCGCTACATCGACAGAGACGCCCACGGGAACGCCGTGGAGGTTGCCCAGTTTGTGGGCATTGACGGCTACAACCTGTTTACCGACCCGGCCCGCCTGGGAACATTCCTCCCGGACGTGGCAAGCGATGGACAGGAAATCACCCGCTTTTGACCCGACCACCGGGAGAATGGAGGAAATGAACATGTTGTCAAATGCAGTCAAATTGATTTGCGAAAAGCACTTTGATTATAAATGTTCTGGCTGCCCGTTGCTTGCTATCTGCGACATTCCAACGCAGGAGCAGCCGGGGGAAACACTGGAAGAAAAAACCGCTTGGTGGGAAACTCAAATGAACAAAGCCGCCGAGGAGGTGCCCCCCGCTTGATTATTCTGTTTATCTTGCTCCTCCCGATCATGATTATCTGGGAGACGGCGAAAAAATCTTGACTGCCCCGATCGGGCGCGATACAATCAACACAATGGAGGCCCCGCGCAGGGGAGAAGGGAGAGCAAACCATGAAAAAGCTGACTGCTAAAGAGGTATTCACCCGCGAAGCCTATGAGGGGCTGACAGCAGAAGAACGCCGGTCGGCGCTAAAAGTTGAACAAGCAAAAGAGTGTAGCGGCTGGAGAGCCTACCCTGACACTTGTGCCGAGCTGGTGGACTTTATCCCGGATGATTGGTGGAGCAAGTACCCTGCCCAGCATATCGGAGAGGTTATGTCTCTGCTCAAATCCGCTATTGACCTGGGAGTTGACAAAGGCCGCCGCGAGGTGTAATGTAAGAGCGTCGGGAGGCTGAGGCGCAGCTTTCTGGCGGGCCTCGACCCTGGCCCCACGGATTGAAATATAGATATGTATATTAATACGGCAAGAAGAGAGCGCTTACTAAGTAGGCTCTCTTTTCTTTTCCGATGGAGGCATCCGCCGCGCCGGATGCTAACTTAGATACCACCCGCCCCGCTATGGGGCGGGCTTTTTTGCCCTCCAGTCCCTCCAGCGTGTCCGCCCATATCCCTACACTCCCCAGCAACTTCCCGCTGCTTGCGTGGCCTCCTATGGTCTCCAGGCGGCATTTTTGCGCTTGTGTCCAGCAGGGTGGAACAGACCTCAAAAAACAAAACCTCCGTAAAGACCATTTGCAGGCTCTTAGAGCTGTTTTATTGTCTTGGAGTGTCCCTATATTCCAATACCATAAAACTCCGTATATCGGCCCACAGAACGCCAAACAGAGCACAAAGCAACCCCGGCCCACTCCATCAGGAGAAAGCCGGGGTATTGTCATTTGTTACGGGCCAGCGATAGGACGGCGCAGCGCTCTTTGTCTGCGTCCCACCAGGCGCAGCGGGGGCCGTCACACTGCCCGCCGATATACTCCACGCGGGGCGGCTCGCCATCAGTGCGGCACTTTATCGCGCCAACCCTCAGTATTGCGTCCAGATCGGGCGGCTCAGGAGCTTTGAGCGGACACAGCTTCCCGCGCGTGAGGCTGTCATAGTCGATAGTCCTTTGGTTCCAAACCTTAATGGCGTTTTCCTCGGTGTCCTCCATACCTTTCCAATCTTTCACTTCTACGGTAGCACCACAATTTTTGCAATACACGCCATATCTGTTATAGTCGTTAATCGCATACCCAACTTCTGCTGTTCCTCCGCAAAATGGGCAAGGTTTCAGCTTATAGTCGTCGGCCTCTTTCATAGTCGCTACTCCTCCACCACCACAGAGTCGGAAATGCGCTCCTCAAGCTGCTTTTGGTCGGGGGAGTCACCGAGGGGCTGATTGGGCGTCAAAACAACCTCTTGCTGGTCTTTCATGCCAAAATAGTTCTTTGCCCTAAAAATGTAAACAACGGGGTTAATTTTGCCTTCTGTGACCATTTCTGACTCAAAAGATGCAATAAATCCTTTGGCTTTTTTAATGAGGTCCATTCGTACAGAGCTGCACCCAATCCCATTTTCCCAGTTCCAAACCGTCTGCTTGATAGTCCCTAATGCCATGACCATCTTTTCCACAGTAGGCAATTGCCCTGTTTTCTGACAGGTATCAAAGAAGTCGTATAGTCGTTGGCGACACTCATCATCCGATTTAACAAGAGGTCTATCATAGAACATCATGCAGTTAGCCATGCAGCGGGATATATCTTCTGCTTTAGCCCCAGAGATAACACTCGGAAAGTTCTCTTTTCCTCCACGGCCCCTTGCCTTTACGATAGTTTTCCCTTGCTCCATAGTCATATCATTCTTGTTCAGAGTTGTCACCTCCATCTTTTAGTCTGCAAAACACTTCGTTTGCAGTCTGTTCAATTAAGTCTTTCTGGAATCCGCCATAGAATAAATCTGGCCCTGCGGATTTTATGTTCCTCGAATAGTGCTCGTCTACTTTTGACCGGACTTCATCAATCCATTTCTCTGCTTTTGAGAGTCCGTTAAGCCTCGTCTTCCCAAGAAGTTCATAAAAGTCCTTGTCACATTCAATGTGCATTACCATCAGACGGACGACACGCAGTTCTCTTGCCAGCGCTTCATAAACCTTACAGGAGTCCATTTCCGTTCCTCCGTTCCATCCGTCCCATCTTCTTGAAAATCATAGTCGCCACAATGTATTTGATAGTTCCTGAGTTGGTCATAAAGTAGAGTTTTGATAGAATAGGAGCGATGTCTTTGAAGTAAGGCTCCCAGGTAGGATTGCTATATTCCATTTTGCTTATATATCCCCTTTATATCATAATATAAAACAATCGTTCTGTCAAGCCTCAAATGCTTTCTTTGCTAATTCCTTAATTTCTTCCGCCGTATATTTTTTTGCTTCTCCGTTCGTATCGCATCCCTCCTTCGGCGGGTCGGGGAGGGGTATCCAGTGGGTGACCGGATATGCCGTTTCATGCCATCCAACATCAAACAGCATATTCTCATAGGCGTGAAATTCATATGCCAGTTCTTTGACTACACCATTAGAGAGCGCTACCAGGTAAAATCCTCTCTGCTGTCCTCGGAACTCCGGTTCCGGCAGCCGCTCCTTGACGCTAATCCACTTACTCATGCTGTCCGCCCTCCCCGTCGTGGATGTTGCCGATGACCTCACTGTATACTCCCACTTCCTCCATATCAAACCAGCACAGGGTATCAATATTCGGTTCCGGGCCGCTTATATGGACAAGTTGCCAGCCCCATGTATAGCCTCCGTTTGGATTTCCAAACTCCACACGGCCCACCCATTCATAATTATTCGGTCCATCTCGGAATTTGAGAATATCGCCATCAAACACACTCTTTCCATTGCTATCGGTCAGGCCGGTGTACTCGCAGACCGTGGAGGGGTCAACCTCAAAGAAACCGCCGAGCATGATACCTTTTGTGGGTGGGTCTGCCCTGGCCGATACCAGCCGCGGTAGAATGTACGCTCCGGGCATAAAGTCGGCATCTTCCGGGACATCCACAATGTTTCCCTCCACCCACTCGCCGTTATCCAGCCGCTGGGCCTTTAAAAGTATTTCTCTGGTCATTTGGCACCTCCGATTGTTGGTATATAATCCATACTGAACGGAACTTCCTCCATCATTGCTCCGCAAGGGCAGGTATACAGTTCGACCCGTTCATCTTCGGAAATATCGTCAGGAAAGTCTACGCTAAAAAAGAACCCGCAATCAGGGCATTTCAAGGAAATCATTGGGCACCTCCGATGATCTCGTCAAGGGTGACGGACTGACCTGACTTGATTTCCGGGAATAGTGAGCTTTCAATATCTGCAATCCACCCATCTTTGGCTCCAGTTATGCCTAAAACTTTACTGCCTCGCAACCGCTCAATGTGTGTTGCTTCGGGGAACAGCACGCTAATTATCTTTGCTGATTCCACCTCCTGCTGGGTGAAACGGGGCTTGCGGATGATGCGGTCGGGGTGGTTGATAATTACAGCCAAATCATCCTCATTGTAGCAAGGGCTCCAGAGATCTCCCGTCTTATAATATCGCTTCCCGTCTGCTCCAATTTTGAAGGTGCCTCTATTTACCTGATTTGCGCCGAAATCGTATGTAAATTCTTCGTCTACCTCAACCCCCAGAATCTCGCAAATTCTCGTCTTGTCCATGTTGGCCTCCTCCTTGATTTTCAGGTACTTTTCGATGGCTTCGTTTAGGTTGGCCTCCCACTTTGTGTATGGCACCCAGCAGCTTCCGGCCTCTTTCCGGTACTGGCATCCCTCGTTCTCATCCCAGGAGCAGCAGGGGCCGCCGTGGGTACAGTCGCAGCACATACCCGCCACAGCATCCTCTACCACCTCGAACCCCATCAGGCGGGCGGCTTCGTGGGGGCGGGACCTTCTAAAGCCAATGCAATTTTCTTGGGTTTGGTTCATCGGACATTCACAGCAATTTCTACCCCTACAAAATTGCCCGTGTGCTTGCTCGTCTGTCACCACTTCCCCCGTCTCAGGGCTCCGAAACTTCATGGGCGGCCTCCTCAAAATAGATTCTCCCGCAGTTGTCATACCGCATCTGCTTGTCCTGTATGCCTCTCAGGATGATATACGCCCTCCGGAGCTGGTCAATGTCAAAGTAGCCGAAGTGGCAATCCTCAACTGGTATGTCCATCTTACGGGCAAGCCAGCTATATAAATCATTGCGCTTTTTATGGGCCTTTGGCTTTCCCTGCCAAAGCGGATCAAAGAGAGCGTGGCACATCTTTTTCCCTGTTCGCATCGGTTCATCTGCCAACAGACCCAGGGCTTCCCGTGGACGGGGCTTGTGCGTCCCCACATATGCCCCGCACTGCTCACAGAGGTAGCAATATCCGCTCCCGTACTCCCGTCTATAGACACGGGCATTAGAGCCATAGGTCACACGCCCGCCGCAGATATTACACCGGGTTGGATGGGTATTTATCATGGCCGGCCCTCCTATCCCGTTCCATGCAAAACCGAATATATTCTTCAATAAATTTCATGTCATTTTCGGTGCCCTTGATTTTCCCCTTCCAGCCGCAGGAGGGGCAGTAGAATGTATCTCCACGCCCTCCGTTCCCGCAGTTCCCGCCGCAGTTGGGGCACTCTACATCGACAAACATCAGATTAGCCATGGTCGCCCTCCTTCCTTGCCCACTCCCTACACCGCTGATCCGGGTTCGTGAAGTCGGCGCAGTGTGGGCTGTCCCCGTTACAGCACACGCCCTGAAAATCCTCATACCACGCGCAGGTGGCGCAGGTCTTAGTCATGGACAGGCTCCTTTCGCTGGCCGTAGGAGCAGAAACTCAATGGATGATATTCGTAGGTGTTTTGCTCAAGCACAAAATTTCTCCCAATAAATTCAATGCGGCGAATACATTCATCTTTGTACTTGCATTCCCAACAATAGCACCCGCCGGCAGCGTGAACAGGGTCAACCGTCGGCAACTCATCAAACATCCGCTGCATGACGGATCCAGTCACCCCATCATCACCAAAGCACTCTCGTGCATTATCCGCATCAACTAGTCTCATGATCGGCCTCCTCGTCCATGAGAGCGCCGCACGAAGGGCAAAACATAAATTTACTCGGCTCAATGCCCCAGTTGTTATTTTCGTCTTGATGGAATAAAGAAACCCCACAGTTTGTACAGCATACCCCAGAACCATAATCTGACCAGAAAGCGTGCCGCACCTCCGCAACGTCGGCGGCGGGGATGCTTTTGATTGCTCCCCCAATATCCCAGGCTACAGTATCGCCGCAATAATCGGCCATTCTAAGCCGATCTTCATATTCTTTTTGGCAGATATCAAGAGCTGCCGCCCTCTCGATGTACTCCTTCATTCCTGCTCCCTCCGTAGTGCGGCCTTGGCAGCGTCGCGGGTCAAATAGACTTCGACCTCTTTTATCCTGGCGTGCCGTTTCTGGCAGATGTCACAATAAAAGCTATCCACAATGTACGCTTTTATTTTTCCACCCTTGTCCGCCTGGGCCAGTTCGCGGAGTCTCGTCTCCGAAATCCCGCAATTACTTTTTAGCTCGGTCCGCAGCTTCTCGTTTTCGGCCTGGAGCGTGGAGAGGGTGCTCCGAACTTTCTCCAACACGGTCCTCATGTTCTGGATTGTATAATCGTCCCAGCTGGTTATCCAGCTCAGGAACAGGGCCTCTCTCTCCGTCAACTCTACACCCCGGAAAATGTCCTCAAATTCCGCTTGGATTTTCATTATTTTTCCCCCTTTCTGGCGGCCCATCAAAGGCCATCCAGTATTGGCCGTACAGATCTAGGCTAAACGGCTTGATGTGCTTGCAGTAGAGGTATCCATCCCTGCACCCCTCTGCAATCTCCAACCCGCCCCATTGGAGCTGAGCTATCCCTGCTCCCTCGATGTAGATTGCGGTCTCCTGGGTGATGGATTCCAGCTCTGCGCGGGTGTATTGGTGTCTCATGGCGATACCTCCGGCGGGCGGCGGTAGGCAAGCCATGTTTGGCCGTATAGTTCTCTATTTCCGTAATCGTACTGGTCAAACGCCGACACAAACAAAGCCTTAATATCGTCAACGGTATGCACTAACACCCAGCAACTTTCCCCATCTTCCAGCTCGACGATATATACAGGCTTTTCCACCATATTGCCCAGCTCATTCCATGTCAGCGGCTCGTTCGGCGGGGGGAGGGGGGACAGGGCGGCTTTCTGCCATGCGTTCACCCACTCCGACAATGTTTCAGTCTCGATGTGTTCGTAAATCTCGTTGACGTTCACATCAGCAATTAAATCTTTTAGGTTCATTCCATCCCCTCCAGCATCTCCATCTCCTCCGCGCTCAGAATCTGCGCGCGGATGTTCCATTCCTCAATAGCTGCTCTGTCTACATCTTGCCACCGTTCCATCGGGAGTTGCCTGTGGGTAACAGTCCGAACGCCGCACTTTTTGCATTGCACTACCGCTTGTCGGCAATGCGCGATCTGTCGGCTTTGGAACCCCCGCTTAAATTTCGCTTCCCCGCCGCAATGGGCACACGGCAGCAGCACCCCCGCATCCGTCAGCCGCTTGGCCGCCTCGTGGTCGCCCAGCATGGCGCGCGTCTTATCGTCCATCGTTCGATTCCTCCTTGACTGCTTTCCAGCGTTCTTTGCGGCTACACGTTCCGCCGGCCGCATCACAAATGCTCTTGGATGAGCAGCGTTCGCATGGCCCAGCCTTAAAAAATTCTTTCATGTACATCGCGGTGGTCGATATGCTGTATCCGGTGGCCTGGGCTATCGTCTCCGGCCCATACCCGTCCAGCGCCATGCGCTCCAGCAAATCACGGGACGGTTTTGGCCTTTTCGCCCTGGTATGTAGGAGGCAGCCAACTCTTTTCGGGTTGCAGTCCGGCAGCGGGCACCGCCCACAGAGTTCGGCCTCCTCTGTATCCCGCTCCGTAATCCTGCGCTCCGCAATAGGCTCCATCGCGTCCAGGCTGCGCCAGGGTGCCACCGCTCCGCTGATGCCGTAGGGGTCTCTGGTGATCATATCAGCACCCCATCTAACGCCTTGCTTAGTACGTCCGCATTTTCCAAAGTACGATTCTTTCTATATTGACTTTGTGCGAACTCAACATACTTAATAATGTTTGACCAGTGCTGCCCTAGTTCCTTCCATTGTTTCATGGATTCATTTGCTATATTATATTGATACGTCATTTTCCCCTTATCAGAAATCGCCCGTTCTCTGGTTATAGATCCCGCTCTAATACTTGCATACATGCTGGACAAAAAACGGAACGCAAGCTGATCTGGAAGAGATAAACCGTCCGGCATGGGGGCGCCTTGCTCAGCTTCTCTTTCAAATGGAAATATCATAGCCTCTCCTTTGTAACACTAAGTAACCGTTTTGTAACACGTCTGGTGTTACGCTATAAACATTGCGCCGCAACGGATTGAAAGAACTGTAACACCTGTAACACCTATTTTTTAACTTTGAATTTTTAAAAAAAGTGCGTACGCAATTTTTTTATTTTATGGAAACATATCAAAAAGGGTGTTACAAGGTGTTACGGTGTTACAACTTCGAATTCCCAATTACGGCAATAGTTCCTCTACGTTTTCCTCAAAATCATTCAAATAATTGTCCATTTTGAGCCAAATACAACGTGAAACTCGCCCGTTAATCCGTTTTGTTCGGGTCATTTTCCCATCTTTACCCGGAAGAATTAGGTTGTTGTTTTTCGCCCATCCGAGGAAAGCAGAGGCATTGTAACCCTCGTCTTGAAGGATCTGGTCGAATTTGGAACGAATGATATAAGCGTAATCATCGTCCAGGTCGCCCCACACTTCGCCCTGGTGGGCGTCCGCACCCGGCGAGAATCTGGATTGGTTGATGTTAATGAAGTCATATAGGTATTGCAGTGCGCGGGCGTTTTGGTTGACGGTCTCTTTTGATACCAGATATGGCCGGATATCGTCTGGCTGAAGGAGAACGCCATCTTGGAAGATCCACTCCTCTGATAGCCTGTCAGCGGCCAGTATAAGGGCCGCAGATGCCGTCTGCTTGTCCATAGTGTCACCGGTCTTAATGGCCTTTTGTAAGTCCTCCTGGAGCTTCTGGACGCGCTCTATCACGCCATCCTCCATCAGGTGATCTACAAACTCCCGCCCAGCGAAGCCGTAGTTGGCGTACAGGCTGGTGGCGGTCTTTTTCGGCTCATCAAAGAGTTTGGTATCGTGGCAGTCCACCTCGATTGTCCGGTTGACTGCCCCCTCTCCACTATTGGCGGAAATGATGGGAAACTCGCCTGTGGTGATGACGCAGTTCCTCCAGGTAGGTGTCTTTTGGAGGCCTCCCTGCTTCCGGCCACGGGCCCGTCCCACACCTTCTGATAACTGATAGATCATCCGGTCGAAGTCCTTCCGGTTGTCCTTGACCAGTTGGAGCTCGTCAATGATGAGTGGCAAGGAATTGCAGAATGCCGCTCCCAGTTCCTTCCCCACCTCCGTGGCGTTGAAGGTCTGGATGTAAACGCCAATCTCCGGATTGGCCCACACGCTGGCGGCCAGAACCAGGCTCAGGCTCTTTCCGGTTTCTGATCCGCCCCACAGGTGTACAAAAAATGGTAGGCAACGGCACGGTCCCACCAGAACAGAGGCGAAGGAAGCGGCTAGAACGATACGGGCGATCACGTTACCGGGGGTTTTGCCTGACCGGACAGCTCTCGCGCAGTCCAGCCAGGCCTCCCGGCTCCCATGCTCCTGGATGCTCTCAAAACGAGTGCGGTAGGTTTCCTCTCCATCAAAGACCAGTTCTTCCTCATATGGCGAGAAGCCATATTCCTCAATCCAGCCCAGCCGCCCCACGCTGGATACCTCCGGGATCAGGTCATAATTGAGCTGCTCCACATCAGCCAGATATCGTACAAGGGCCTTGCCGGTCTCACTGTTGACCATGATTCCATACTTGGAGAGTCCGATGATAGAGCGGCTGTCGGAAATTACGTTGCGATCCACAATCACAATGTCCCACCGGCGGCTAAGCCGGTATGCAAGCATAACCTTGTGCTCCCGTGTATCTACGTTTACCAACCGCTGAACCGGCATGATGGGGTGGTAGCAGGCCACGACCTCAAAGCCCATCTTGTCGGTGCCGTAAATTCCGGTGTCTGTGGCCGTCCATCCACCGCAATCTAACTCCAACGCTTGACCGGTAAAGTCTGTCCTGTTGAACCCAGGCGCTACAGATCCGCTGACTGTCTCCAAATATGCCTTAAACAGCGCAGCTAAATTCCGAACACCAACAGTTTGCGCTTGGGCCGACATGCGGCCAAGAAGTTGCTTCAACTCAAATTTATTTTCTTTGTGGGCGTATAAATACTCAAATGGTTCTGTGCTTGTCAAGTAGTCGTCTCTTGTGTAAGCTGGAATTTCTTCCACTCTTTCTTGCCTCCCTTCTCTATAAACTCGTCAAGCCAATACCGGATGTATGGGAGGCGCTTGACGGCCTCAACATATAACGGATGGAAGTATGCGCGATTTACTGTTTTGACCGGTTGGAAGACTTCCTGCGCCTCTTCCCAGTATCTTATTTCTGAAATCATTCGCTGGAAATTGGCCTCTGCTTGCTCCTTGCCCCACTGCTCAACTTTCCGTTCCTCCAAGATTTTAGAACGTTCAGACCTGTTTGGTTTTTTGCTGGATATCCCCAGATGGAAATCCGCGTTAAGTCTGAGGACGGCCTGCTGAAAGTTCAAGTTGAACAGCAGCATCACAAAATCAATTACACTGCCATGAGCGCCACAGCCGAAACAATGGAAGCCTCCGATGCCATCGTAGATTTTTAGGCTGGCTGTATGATCCCCAGTGTGGAACGGGCAGGATATAAACCCTGACCGCCCCACCTGAAAACCATAAAATTCGGCGACCTGCTGCATCGTAACCAGAGATTTGATTTCATCCGCAATCTTCATCCGGAATGGCCTCCAGCCGTTCTTTCAGCTCTCGGAATAAAATGTCATGAATGAGCCTCCCGCTTGTCTGCGGGGCGCAGAAAAGAATCTGGCAATTGTAGCGGGCAAGCCATGCTTGCATACTGGCTACCAAAGACGCGGACGACATCCGGCTCCGGTAATCTCCTTTGTACGCCTTTTCCCAATCTGCGTTTTCCACCAGCATGTATAACTTTGCTCCGGATTCTTTGGCGCGTTCAAATTCCCGTGTAAATCTGCTGCGGTCTCTTCCATAACAAGCACATAGTTCATCTAAGTCCATCTTTCGCTCAATAGCAACTTGGTCTCTCAGATCTATGACATTGCATTTTGTGGAGTAATCCCCGAAAGAGAGGGCAACCCTCTCAATCGGGACTCCGATTTGCTTCATGCGCCGCCTGGCGCTTGGCGTATCCTGTTCCCTTGTATCGACTAGAACCGTCATGCTACTGAGGGCCGCGTTCACGTTGCACGGGTGCATTAGTTCATTACCCAGGGAAGGTCTTTATCGTCCTCATTTGAAAGGTCAGTGAACCCGGCGGGCGTTTTGTTAGACAAGGGCTTGTCCTTGGGAGTCCTATACTTATTGGCCCGGATGCTTTCAATGTCTGTAACGGCACAGCATTCAGTAGTCCAACCAGTCTGTCCGTTGTACTCCCACTCCTTGTTTCGGAAAAGGACACCGATCAGCTTATCTTTCAGGACAGATTCATTCCAATCCCAGTGGTAGCCATTGTTGCTTGCCTCAAATGACCAGATCACATTTCCAAGAGTCCGCTTGCTCCAGGAGTCCTTTTCAGAGCCGTCATCTTTGGGAAGATACATGCGGTAGATTCCGCGCCACTTTTTGTCCTCTCGGTTTTGCTCAGAATAGTCCTTCTGGAAGAATCCTCTGTAATCGCCCTCGATTACATCGAAATAAATAATAAGGCAATCCCCATAATCTGTAGTTTCGACTACTGCTGCATTTACCTTCGCCACATATCCGCCGGCAGGGATAATTTCACGGGCTTTGTTGGGAGCGGCCTTTACATCAGAATACTGTCTCATTTGTGTTCCTCCTCATTTTTCAATGGGGACAAGCCCCAGTAATCACGGATTGCGCTGTCAACCATCTTCAAGTCATTATCAATCAGGTTTTCAGAGAACATGCCCATTGGTGACTTGACCGTATCGGCTCCGTTTGTATGTGTGGAAAACTGGTATTTCCCGTCGGTTACGACTGTCTTTAGCACTACAGTAAACAGCCCTTCCAGGGTGACCTTTTCGTCCAGCAGTTTACCAATAGTCTTGAATTTCTCGTTCCCGTTCTGGTCAAGGTCTACATGACCCATGAAATAAATTACTTTGTCATCGGGGAGTCGGATCGCTGTTTGAATCAACGTCCAAAAGTTCAGTGCCATATCCGTGAACTTCTGGTAGCCGGTCGTTTTAGCTCCACGCATAAATTCATTGGTCATCAGATATGTAGCGTCGTCAATTACAATCGCTTTGGCAGGGGCAGTCCTAATTGCTGTGTCGATTTTCATGTAGTCGTCACAGTTGTATGTCTTGATTTTTGTCTTGAAGGGAAGCGGTTTCCCGCTGACATTGACTACACAAACCTCGTCAGTCAGAAAGTTACGCAGACTGGTAGATTTTCCTGACCCACTCTGTCCATATACCATCACTGGGATCCCCATTCTGTTTCTCCTTCCTCTAAAATAACCGGGCATTCCTTTCCCCGTGTCTCTAACGGGAACGGGAGGTATTCACCAGTGAATAAGCAGCGGTGCCGCCGTAGACTTTCGTCGTATCGGACATACGGACACCATCTGCAACAAACATCCCCATTGGGATAGTGAACCAACACCGTTGCTTTCCCTGTTTTATAAAAGGTCACGCAATTTCCAGAGGCTTTCAAATATATCTCACCACCTCTACCTGCATTTCATAGGCAAGCAAAACCGGGTCGTCTTCCAGCATTGCCTTAATAGCATCTTTGAAACAATCCAGACAAATCCATTGTCCATCCCACTGGAAGATTGGCTCGTCACTCCAAACCTCTCCGTCACACCGTCCACAATGTGAAACCGGAGGGCGGGCCTGCGCATCAGGATTCTGTATCGGGTTCATAACTGAATGTTACCTCCTGTAACTTGAATTCCACATAAGGAGCGGCCTGCCGAATGATTTCAGAAACGATATAGGCCTTTGTGAGTCCAGAGCACCTTTGTAGGGAAGCTACGACATCATTCGCATCCTTCTGTAATCGCACCAATTCACACTTGCTTTCTGGTGCAGGATATGTTTTAATGATAATAGGTTTCATTCTATTCTCCTTTTTGCCGCCCTCTTGTCTCGCACACCGGAGAGCGGCGCTTTTATTGCTCCGGGATAGTGATGACCGCCCACACATCGTCGATGCTCTCCGCGCCCTCCAGGCCAGTGATCTGGATGGTAAGCGGGCCAGTGGGCGTGGGGACCGGGGTGGTGGTTGCCGCCGGGGTCTCAATGGCTGGCTGCTCCGGCTCCTGGTTCCAGATGATTTCAACTAGTGCAACCAGCGCCAGCAGCAGAAAGAGATATGCAATGGTCACGATCAGTTGTTTCTTCATAGGCTGACCGCCACCAGAATAGCCAGCACCAGCGCCGCTCCGGCAACCACCGCCAGTTGTACCCGCTGGGCCATCGCCTGCGCCTGCTGTACCCGGCGGCGGTAGGCCCGGTAGCTGTATGCTTTTGCGCGCCTGTCGCGCTCGGTTTGTGCTCCCATAATTTTCACTCTCTTTCATTAGTTGAAAAGCTCTGTCTTGAAATCGCTCATTTCGCTTTGAATGGTGCTCGCCACCGCCGTCCGTATCATGTGTACGATGGTTTCGTAGTCAAAGCACGGTACGCCCTCCCGCTTGTATTTAACCAGCCCTCCGGGGCTGATTTTGTATGTAAGCGCCTTGTCCTTGACCGCAATCCCGAAGGTTGCCCGGCCTTCTCTGAGCGCCAGCCTTACCGTTTGTTCGGGCCAGTCCAGATATCGGGCCGCAACGTCCAAGGGAACATTGTCATATGCTAGTATCTCATTGTCCGTTGGAACCGGTGGCCGCTCTCTCGTTCTTGGCCTCATGGCTATCCTCCCTCCTTTCGCCATGCAACCGCTCATGCTCGTCCCAAGTCATCCCGTAATAGGACCGGCATAGGTCGTCCATGACGCGTCGCGCATTGCTGAAGCGGTTCTCAATCTCCCGCTTCGTACTGCTCTCGTTGAGCTGTCCATCTTTGGTCATAAAAAATCCTCCAATCTTGCCAGAGGCCGGAGGATGTGATATACTGTCTCCGATACCTCGTAGCGTGCTTACGTGGTGTCATGCCCTGGTCGGTGCGTCACCACTGGCCGGGGCGCTTTTTGTTGTGGTTCCTTCCTTGCCATGGTATACTGGCGAAAAGGAGGTATTGAGAAATGAAACTAAATCCTGATTGTATTCGAGATATTCTTTTGACCGTAGAAGCCATATGCGATACTGGACACTACTTTGATTCCAGAATAGATTTAGATAAAATACACGGAAATTACAGTGTAGAAGAAATTGCATACCATGCTCGCCAATGTGATATGGCTGGTATGTTTTACAAATTCAAACGTGGTATTGATGGCGGCTGGGAAGTTGTAGATTTAACTCCAAAGGGCCATGAATTCCTTGCGAACATCCGGGAAAATACGATTTGGAATAATGTCAAAGCTGTGTCATCTAAAGTCGGTTCAAAATCGTTGAATGCCATTTCTCAAATTGCATCAGCCGTAGTAACAGAAATCATTAAGTCTCAATTAGGACTTCATTAGTCACGGAGCCGGATAGTTCTATTCTTATGGGGCCATCCGGCGTTTTTTCAATTTTTACGCTGTATAAATTCTGTATTTCCACGCCGTCAATTTCTAGCTTTGTGTTATGCCCATCGTTTCTTAAAACCACTCTTTCCATCGCTTTCCCTCCTTCCTCACCCCCGCCTTTATGGGCGGGCTTCTTTTTCTCCATTGGTGCTATCTGGCTTCTGCCCGGCCAGCAACCGGAGCAGTTCATCAAAGGTCATTCCGTGAGCCACCCGATCCAGCTCGTCCACTTCGTGCTTGACGCGGGTCGCATCACGCTTTAGTTCTCTTACGGTCAAATCGGACATTCTTTTTTCCTCCTTCTTATTGCGGCTTGAAGGAGGATGTGGTACAATCTTCCTGCAAGCCTGATTGGTCGCTTCAATTAGGTTTGCCGCCTCGCTGGGTGGTAACGACACCCGGCGGGGCATTTTTATTCTACATATTGTAGGATCAAAATTTCTTGCAACAAGATATGTACTTTTTATTCCAGATGCGGTATAATAATGCCGGTAGTAATTCAATCCATATCCCCCTCTGATTCGGTAATGGGCGGTGCCGAAAGGAGGTGAGAAAATGAAAAGAATTACTGTCAGGGCTTGCACTACTGTCCGGCAATCTGGTAGTCACATTATTGCTACCACACATGTGTCGAATGGGAAAACTACTCGAACCGTGACTAAGCGTGTTCGGGTAGGTCGTTGAGGCCGGGCCGGGAGTGTGACAGCACTCCCGGCTTTCTTATGCCCCCCGATCGTCGATTCGGCGGAAAAGATCATCTACCGTGTAATCGGGGAAAAATTTGTTCTTGATTTCAATGGCTTCTTGGATTGAAAAAGAACCCTTCCCAGCCATCTTGTTGCGAAGAACCCGGTCGCTAATTCCAGCCTCTTTTGCTAGGACACACTTTTTAATACCACGTTTGGCGATTTCTCCGGCCAAATTAGGATAAACCGCAGCCATAGTCTCACCTCCATTCCCGTCTGCGGAAATTCTGCCTTTATTATATTCCCGTATACGGAAACTGTCAAGCTATTTTTATAATTTCTGTTTCCGAACTCGGAAATCTTTTTCTTGCACTTTTCTAACAGTTGTGATATAGTATTTTCAGGAGGTAAGGAAAATGTGGCTTGACGTTTTTAATGAAATGAGAAAGTCATCAGGGATGAGCCTTGATGAGTTAAGCGAAAAATCAGGAGTCCCAAAAGGAACACTTGCGAAAATAACATCAGGTATTACAAAAACCCCCTCACTTGAAACGATGAAAAGCCTTGTTTATGCAATGGGATATACCCTTGATGATCTTGACAAAAAAGAAAATCCCCCTACTCCATCCGAAGATGAAGAAGGGGAATTGACTGTTGATGAAGTTGTATCGGCCTTTGTTTCTGCTGGGATTGTTCCAGAGGGAAGGGATCTAACTGACGCAGATCTTCGATTCTTGCTCGCAATTATGGACGCTATTGACCGCTGGTTCGCAAATTAACACCAAAGTACGCAAGGAACGATAAGGGAATTTTTTCTTATTTAGTGCTTTGGTTAGCTTTTCAAAGTTTGGAAGCCCTTTTTCGTTTGGCGTCATTTCGCGCCCTCCTCCCAATTTGTACCTTACCAATATTTTGGTCTGGGATTTTGCTCCCCTTGTTTATTATTATAGAACGCTAGTTCTATTTAAGCAATATGTGTTATCACCAAATTGTGGCATCTTATTTTCTATATGCTAAGAGATTGCTTCATTGGAAAAGAGCGGATTATTGGACTATGCTTATGATATGGTACACCAACCCATGATTGCCAAACAGAACAGGAATCTGGCGACAGAATTGTAATAGGAGGATTTACATATGCTTGACGAAAAAGATTTGCAGGCAATCGCACAGTTGATGGAGAAGCAGAAACAGGACATTATGTCTGAGACAAAGGGTTTGCTGGCTCAGCAGAAACAGGACATCATGCACGATGTAAAGGTTTTATTGGACACGGAGGTCACCACCCGGTTTAACCTTCTGGCCGAGGGGCAGCAGGCCATTATGGACGCCATCACGCCAAAAAGTGAAATCGAGGAACTGCGAAACGAAGTATCCGTACTTAAGCTGGCAATCCGCACCATGAATCAGGAAATCGCCGATCTGAAAAAAGCGCAATAAAAATACCGCCCCCGGTGCTACCAACACCAGGGACGGCTCACATAGGGGTGATAAGGTTTGGCGGCCATATCACCCCTTTATTTTACCAGAATAGGGGGAAAAGTCAATGAGAAGAGCGAACGGAACCGGAAGTATTGTAAATCTTGGCCCGAATCGCAGAAACCGATACGCCGTCAGGGTGTCGTATTTGGAGCGGCCCGGACTGTGGAAACAAAAGTATTTATCCTACCACAGAACCGCCAAAGAAGCACAGGGGGCCCTCGACAAATATTTGGCATCTAATATCCCGGCAAAGTCACTCGCCGTTACCTGGGGAGACGTATACAATCAGTGGTCTGCCAAAAAGTATGCAAAGGCAGGAGCCGCCTCTATCGCCAGCTATAAGGCTTCTTGGGGCCGTCTGTGTTCCCTGGAGGGGAAGGAGATATCAAAGATAACGGTAGATGATTTACAGGCAGTCATCGACAAAGACGAAACTGCTGGGCTGTCACAGTCCAGTATAAATAACGACAAACTGTTGATGAAAGCTCTTTTTAAGCACGCAATGGAACGTGATCTTGTGGCAAAAGATTATTCGCAGTTTGTTGAGGTGCCCATCGTTGGAGCAAAAGTGGAGAAAGGCGCCTTTGACGATATCACCATGAGAAAGATTGAGAAATTGGCGTCCTCTGGATTCCCTTGGGCCGATACCGTACTAATGCTATGTTATACTGGATTCCGAGTATCTGAGTTTTTGGGGCTCACCAGATTTTCCTATCATCCAGATGGGAGCTATTTGCAGGGCGGCCTAAAAACACAGGCCGGGAAAAATCGGATTGTCCCGGTGCATCCTAAAATCATGCCATATCTGACCAAGTGGCTGTCCAGGGGCGGTAAAACTATTATCTGTGATGATGACGGCAATGCAATATCGGCACGTAAATACCGGGCCCTCTTCTCTGGAGTCATGGAAGAATTAGGGGCACTTAGTGCTACCCCTCATTGGTGCAGGCATACCGCCGCATCTCGAATGAGGATGGCTGGGGTGGACGAAGTCGCTATAAAACGTATCTTAGGACATTCTGATGGAGATGTTACTGAGCACTATACGCACGTAGATGTTTCGTTTTTGGCTAAAGAGATCCAGAAGGTTTCCTAAGTATTTGTAACTTTCGTCTTAAATATGTACAAATAGAACAATACACCAAAAGTTATGAAAAGTTGTTGCTAATTGCGTATTTGTTAATAATTTTATTGTTTTTTGCCCTTGGATAACATGGAATCTTAAACGCTTTGTAATTCGTAGTGAAAAGAAAGCTAGTGATTGCAATTGTTACAAGATTTTTTGTAGCTAGTATGTAGCTAGTTCGTAACTTTCGGTGTAAATATGTGCAAATAGCAAAACGATAGAAAAGTTCAAAAATAGAGGGCGGAGGCTATTGCCCCCGCCCTTTGTTTAGCCCCTCACGATATACTCGTAGTAGCGGGCCAGCTTGTCCCCCGCATCGTCCAAGGTGTGAAATCACCCGATCCCGATACTAGCCAGAAGATACCCTATCGCGCCCGTAATGAGAGCCGCCACGACCGTCTCCCACCGCTTGGACGGCTTCTCTTTCAAGGCGTTCAGGTCGGCCGACATTGAGGACAGCCGGTCGATGATATTGCCATACTGTGTGGTAACCGTGGCCATACCACGTTCCAGCTCACCCAGCCGATCATAGATTTTTTCGCGCGCAAGTGAGCTATGCTGCTTCTGTGCCTCTAACGCCCGCTCCAGTGCCTCCACGCGGGCGATGGACACACAATTTACCCCATTGATAGGGCAATCGTTTTCGGGCATACTCAGCCCTCCCTGTCGTCCTTTGGCTTGTGGTAGGTGAGGGCCTGTGCGCTATCCCCCAGCCCTTTAGTGGTTGGGTCGGTGGTAACACCCACCAGGGCCAGCACGCCAAATACGGCCGTGACCAGGGCAGTGAGCGCCTGCTGCCAGCTCCCGGCCTCGGCGGTGATGTCCACCCCAAAGAGCTGTGCCATACCCACCGCAAACGCGCCGAGCACGCCGATGAGCCCCGTCCAGAACGCGGGGCTCTTCAGTCTGACTTTCCAGTTGATCATGTCATGTACCTTCCTTTCTCAAAGCGAGGCCGCCCACTTGATGATGAGTGCCTGCACGTTTGCGGCGGAGTATACCCCGCCCTTCCAGTAATCCGGGCTGTTAATAAGCCCAGCGGCAGCCAGCTTGTCCACAGCGGCACCCAGTTCGGACACACCGGCCGTCTTTCCCCGGCACAGAGCCAAGAAGCCCTCCCAGGCCCCGGTGTTGGCCCGGATGGTCTTGGGGCAGTCCTTGCCGTTCCAGTGGGCATGCTGCACCACTCGGTCGATGGGGATACCGTGCTCCTCCATGAGCAGGCGCACAAGGGCAGCCGCATTGGTCTTGGCCTTCTCAAAATCTCCGTCCTCGTTGACGCAGATCTCAATTCCGATGCTCTTTGCATTTCCGGGGCCGCTGGCACCATCGCCAGCATGATAGGCCGTCTCTTCATCCGGGATGTGCTGCACGATGGAATCATCGTCCACGGTATAGTGCCAGCTCACGCGAGATGCCTCAGCGGAATCACCGCGCACATAGGCCCCGTGGGCCTCTGCATCGGCCCCAGTGGCCTTGTTGCCCGTCTCGTGGATGGTGATGTAGGTGCGGGGGTTCGCCACGCCTGGGCGATTCTTTCGGCCATTGGGAACAAACATCTGCTTGATGGGCACGCCGGTGTCGGTCTTGCGGTCGGTGACTGTAACATCGCCGGAGCTGGTGTGCAGGCTCAGGTTGGACAGCTTTACCCATCCCTTGTCGGTACGGCCCCAGCCGTCGCGCTCCTCCAGGACTGTGATGACGGTGCCCTTGCTGTAGCCGCCTACCTTGTCGTAGCCGGTGCCGGGCCCTTTTCGGACGTTGACGCCGATGCTGGGCGTCACGGTATACTTGCCCATACTCTCCTCCTTGTCCGGCGGCTCCTGGCCGCCCTCCGTCGTCCAGATACACAGATAGCCCTTGACCCGCTTACCGTTG